CACCGGAGGCGGGTCGGTCATCAACGCGAACGGAGTCGCGGGAGGCGCAGGAGGCACCAGCTCGTTCGGCGCCTACATCTTCGCCTATGGCGGCGGCGGTGGCGGTGGCGGCACGACGTCCGGCAACAACAGCGGCGCAGGTGGAGGCGGCACCGGATCAGCAGGCGCGAACAGCGGCGGCGCGAACAGCGGCGGCGGGTACCCGCAGGCCACGAATACGTCATCGGCGGCAGGCTTCGGCGGTGGCGGCGGGACGTCAGCGGCGGCGAACACGACCAACGGCGGACGTGCGGCAGAGTACGGAGGTGCCTGCAGCTCGGCGACGCCGTCCGCCAACACCGGCACCTCGGGAGGTGGCTCCATCTGGGGTGGCGGAGCTGGTGGGTCGGGCGGCGGCATCGACGCGGCCACAGCAACGCGGCGCGGAGGCGGTGCCGGAGGCCCGGCAGGGACGTGGACGGACCAGCCCGCAGCCGGAGGCGGCGCATCGCCGGGTCCGAACGACGGGCCGAATGGCAGCGCGGGCAACGGAGCCTACGGCGGAGGCGGAGGCGCGGGAGGCGGCTCCGACTCCGCACGTGGAGGCAACGGCGGAGCGGGTGGTGCTCCGGGAGGCGGCGGCGGAGGAGGCGGAGCATCGACCGGCGGGGCCTCGGGCGCGGGCGGCGTCGGCGGTGTGGGCAAGGTAATCGTGATTGCGTGGTGATGGCATGAGTCTCACAAAGGAGAAGTCCGGGCTGCAGGGAGCAACCGGCGCGACGGGTCCCCAGGGCAACACCGGCGCGACGGGACCCGGCACCGGCGTCAACAAGACGACGTACCTCTCGGCGGCATACAAGTCTGCGGTTCTGGTCGATACGCCTTCGTCCTACTTCAGGATGGACGCGGCAGCGGGCACGGTCGAGAACGACCTCGGCTCGCTGAACAACCCCGGCACCTACATCAACAGCCCAACACTCGGAGCTGCCGGAGCCACCGCAGATGGAGACGCGGCCGTCACCTTCGTGGCGGCATCGAACCAGAAGCTGCAGATTCCCGATAACGACGCCTACTCCTTCGCGGCCGCATCGCTGACGGTCGAAGCGCTCTGCTCGATCGCGTCCGTCCCGGCTGGGTCGCAGTACATCGTCTCGAAGATGGCAGCGGCGAACTTCGAGTGGCATATCCAGATCCAGTCGAATGGCATCGTGCGCGCGCAGCTCTTTACGCTTGCAGGAGCTGCGCTTGCGACGGTCAACCTCGGGACTCCTTCTCTCGGCGTCTTCCACCAGTACGCCTTCGTGGTCGTCAACTCCGGCGACACCTCGACGCTCATCGGGTACTTCGACGGGCAGCCGGTCGGCACGTCCACGTTCGCAACGGCATCCGCCGGAAACGGTACGGCGCATGTCAACGTCAGCCGCCGCGACGACAACACCGGCGCGCTGGACGGCACGGTGGATGAAGTGTCGCTCTACAACAAGGCGCTCTCGGCCGCACGCATCCTGGCGCACTACAACGCGATCAAGGGAGGCGGCATCTACACCGTCCCGTCTGCTGCTAAGACCGTGATGGTCCTGCTCTGGGGAGGCGGCGGAGGCGGCGGAGGCGGCACCTCGGGCGCGACTGGCACGAACCGGGGAGGAGGCGGTGGAGGTGGAGGAGGCGCTGCAAACGAGGCGACCTTCTCGACGTCGCAGCTCTCGTCGCAGATTCAGGTCATCGTCGGCGCCGGAGGCGGAGGCGGAGTGGACGGCGCGGCTGGCGGTCCGGGCGGCACGTCATCGTTCGGCACCTACCTCTCGGCCTACGGTGGCGGAGGCGGTGCGGCCGGAAACTCGGCGTCCACCTCGGGAGGCGCGGGCGGCGGGACGGCATCGGCAGGAGGAAACGGAAGCACCTCGAACAGCACCGGCGGCAACCCGTCCACCGGCGTCGGCCAGCCCGGCCGTGGCGGGGAGGGCGCGGGCGACAACCTGGCGAACGCCGGACGCGGTGCCGAGGATGGCGGGGCGTCGGGTGGCGCAGGTGGGTCGGGCGGGACGGATGGACTGAAGGGTGGCAGCTCGCTCTACGGTGGTGGCGGTGGCGGTGGCGGTGGCGGTCTCGGCACGCTGAACAACAGCCAGGCCGGTGGCCAGGGCGGACCTCCTGGGACGTTCTCCAACCTGGCGACGAATGCTTCTGGCGGAGGCGCGGCGGCGGGCAATAACCCCGGCGCAGCGGGGACGGCGGGCAACAGCATCTGGGGAGGCGGTGGAGGTTCCGGCGGCGGGTCGTCCAGCACGCACGGTGGCAATGGCGGTGCTGGTGGATTCCCCGGAGGAGGTGGAGGTGGCGGAGGCGCCGGGATCAACACCTCCGGTGCCGGGCAGGGTGGCCAGGGCGCGGACGGCGCCGTCTATGTCTACGCGTGGTAAAGTTTCGCGATGCGCCTCCATCTCGTAAGTTTGCCGCACACCGAGACGACCGACGCGCACCTCACCTGCGCCTACACCCAGAAGGTCGTCAAGTTCTCGAAGATGATGACCGGCCTCGGCTACGAAGTCGTCATCTACGGCGGCGAGGAGAACGATGCCGAGTGCTTCGAGCACGTCCCGATCGTCTCCCGGCGCGAGCAGGTCAAGTGGTTCGGCGAGCACGACTTCAACCGGCTCTACCCTGACATCTGGGACCCGACGTCCGACTGGTGGAGGCTCACGAACAAGCGCGCGGTGAAGGCCATCCGCGAACACCGAGCCGACCATCACGATCTCGTTCTGCTCACCGGCGGCTGCTGCCAGGAGCTGATCGCCATGCGGCTCAAGGACATGACGAGCTGCGAGCCGTTCGTCGGCTACAAGGGCATCTTCTCTCGCTTCCGCGCCTTCGAGTCCGTGGCCTGGCGGCACTGGGTCTACGGCGACAAGCGCTGGGATGATGGCGCCTGGTACGACGTCGTCATCCCTCCCTTCGTAGACGCCGACGACTTCGTCGCTCCGCCGGTCTCCAAGCGAGGCGACTACCTGCTCTTCCTCGGCCGCATCTGCTTCCGCAAGGGTCCCGACATCGCGTCCGAGATCGCCGAGGCTGCTGGGCGGCGCCTGATCATCGCTGGCAACGGCGGCGAGGTGTGGGAGGGTCGCATCCACTCGCTGGAGGGCAACAACCTCACCGACATCTCCATCGGACCGCACGCCGAGTTCTACGGCCCGGCGGACAAGGCGGCGCGGCGCCAGCTCATGTCCGAGGCCCGCGCGCTCATCATGCCGACCCGCTTCATCGAGCCGGGCGGCAACGTCGCGATCGAGGCGATGATGTCGGGCACGCCGGTCATCGCGCCGGACTGGGGAGTCTTCACCGAGACGGTAGTGCCGGGATACACAGGTGAACGCTTCATGCGTCTGCCGGAGGCGGTCGAGGCGATCGACACCGTCGCGTCGCTGCGCCCGGCTGTGGTCCGCAAGTATGCGGTCGAGCGGTGGTCCCTGGAAGCGATCGGCAAGCGGTACGACCGCTGGTTCCGACAGCTCAACGGCGTCTGGGGCGGCGACTACGGCGCGGCGTTCGGCGGAGACTGGTACGGGCGCTAGCCCGGTAGACTAGACCTGTGCCCAACTACACGGTGATCAACGGCGGTTCCGCGCTCGCCAACATCAACGCCGGGAACGTCGGCGTGGACGAGCTGACCTACAAGGATGGAGTCGCGCTCACCTCTACCGAGCTGACGACTCTGCTCGACGGCGTGACCTTCCACAAGAACATCGCGGTGCTGTTCGACCTGACCGGATTCGCCGACGCGCAGCAGCTCAAGCGCGTGCTCGCTATCGCGGGCATGTACCAGTCCACCTAGCGGGCGCCCGGCATGGCCGGTCTGACTCCAGGGAAGCCCGCCGCCGGAGGCAAGGGCCGCATCATCATGACCGGCGCAGCCGGAGGCGGCGCCGGGTCAAGTGTAGGAGGTGAGCCGCCCGTCAACCCACCACAGTTCCTCGGCCTGGTTGGGTACGGCTCCGCCGACTTCTCGGACTCCTGCGTCATCACTTCTCTGATCGACGTCCCACGCTGCTCGCCGACCGTGGGCCGGACGATCATCGTCTTCTGGATGTCGGCAGGAGCTGTGCACCAGCCATTCGTCAGCCTCACCGACAACGCCGTGCAGGAGACCTACTTCCACTGCATCAGCGCCAAAAACCTCTACACGCTGCTCGGCCCGGAAAACTCCGAGAGCCTCGGTGGGTCGATCTCTGCAGACAGCCAGACCTACTCCGCAGCGGTGCTGAACCGCATCCGCGCGGGCGACGAGATCACGCTGCAGTTCAGCGGGCCGTGGGACACGATTCGCGCCGTCGCGCTGGCCTACGAGGGCCTGCTCAGCGTCGAGCCGCTGTCCGTCCCGTCGCAGTGTCTGCTCATCCCGGACCTCTCCGGCGGTCCCGGCGGCGACTTCTCGGTCGTCTACCAGGATGTTCGAAACCTCACTGCGGTGCGTCCATCGACCGGACATATCTCTCCGGCGACCCAGGAAGGCGTCTGGAGCTTCGACAACCGTCTCGGCATTGCGCTCTACTTCACGACTGGCGTGATCGACCCGCAGACGACCTGGGTCTTCGATGACTCCGGCGTCATCGTCCGCGCAAGTGTCTTCAGCCAGGGCGCCGACAACGTGAGCTGGATCGTCGGCGAGCAGACACTGGCCGGACCGGTCGGGCCGTGGGTCGGCGACAACATCGAGTTCGGCGGGACCTGGAGCGGCGGCTTCACTAACGGCCAGAACACCTGGGGCGAGATCATCGGCCTGCAGGCAGGAGCAGGCCCGCCGCTCTGTGCGCGCGGCGTCATCGTCGCCGACAACTTCAACGAGACGTGGCCGCGCCACCCGGTGGCTCCGTGAGTCCGCAGGGCATCTTCATCCGCGCGAAGATCAAGGAGCTGCATCCCAGCTACAACGACCGCTTCGAGTACGCCGGACTGTTCAGCGCCGTCCCGAGCATCGACACGAGCACGCGCTGGATCGCGGGAGGCAACACCGTCGAGCCGGGCGAGCCGATGCCCAGCGCCGGTGACGTCTACCAGACCGTGTGGCTGGAGATCGAGCTGCCTGAAGGCGTCACGTCCTTCGGCTACTCGCTGAGCTTCAACCGCAGCTTCGCCTTCGACGCCTACTCCTCCGACAACGGCGAAGTAGGTGGGCCGCTGAACCTGATCGCCGCTGCGTGGGAGGGCAGCTCGCTCGGTGCGCTCTCAGAGCTGGCGAGCGTCTTCGACGTCGCGCAGAACGGTCCGCTCAACTTCACGGTCTCGGCGGGCAACCGCTACTTCCTCCAGGTCGGCACGGCGCAGCCTGGGTCGAACGGAATCGTCATCATGGACTGCAGCGGCACCTCGGGTGGAGGCGGAGGCGGCGGAGGCGGCGTGCTCTGGAGCAACATGGACGTCAAGATCAACGGCGTTGCCGCACCGACGTTCAACGCCGGAGGGCCGTTCTTCTTCGGCTACGTCCAGATCGGCTCCTACTTCTCCGGCAGCACGATCAACCACCACGAGATTCGCAACCTCAAGATCGGGTCCACGCCGGGAGGCAACGACCTGTTCGATATGGGCAGCGGCAGCACGCTTGTCCCGCCCTTCCAGGCGGAGGTGCCGCCGGGATCGCCGGACATGACCATGAGCGGCGGCGTCGCCACGGTGGACAACATGGGCGCAGACGTCTACGCCACCTACGACTTCGGCACCAACCTGACCATTCCGGTCTACATCCACTTCGAGGCGTTCATCGAGGCGGACGAGTACGCCACCGGCTTCGCGTCCGGCGACTTCCTTGACCTCGGGCAGACCGGCGGTGGGATTATCTCGGGCATCTTCTACGATCCGAGCGGTGCCTCGTCCTGGGTCTGCAACTTCACCGGGCCTGACCTGTCCGGCTGCCCACCCGCCGCAGCCGGGTCGTGGTTCACCTTCGACATCGAGCTGTCATGAGCCGTCGCCGAGAGATCGACATCGACCCGAAGTACCTGGAGCACTTCCGCTCCAACGACGAGGCCCGTAACGAGCTGGTCGCGGCCGCGACATCCTTCCGGCAGTTCCTCAACCACTGGCGCTTCATCGATGGGCGCACGGGCGTCACGCGCATCCTGGGTGAGGAGCTGTGGCCCGCGCAGGAGGAGTGGGTCCGCATCGCCGAGGAGCATCCGTGGGTCTACTACCTCAAGGCGAGGCAGCTCGGCGAGACGACGATCGAGTGCGCGTTCGACGGCTGGGTGATGCGCTTCCGCGACACGCTCGCCCGCGTCCACATCATCGACCACCGCGATGAGGAGGCGATGGAGAAGCTGGAGGCCGTCAAGTTCGGTCTGACCCAGCTCCCCGAGGAGTGGCAGCTCCCGACGATCCGCGACACGAACCACGAGTACCGAATCGGCGTGGACGCAGCGCACCGGCGGATGATTCGCGCGTACCCGACGTCGCGCAACCCGGCCCGTGGCCAGGCTTGCACGCACGCGCACGTGGACGAGCTGGCCGCGATGGAGGGCAAGCAGCGCGCGGTCTGGAAGGCCGTCCAGCCGTCCGCGCACGGGTCGCTGCACATCCTCACGACCGGCGTCGGACCGCAGGACGAGTCGGCCACCATGTGGCGTCGAACGATGGACGGCCGGATCATCGACCATCACGGACACCCGATGCACTCCTGCTTCATCGGCGCCCTGGAGCGCCCGGATCGCGACGAGAAGTGGCTGCGCGAGCAGCGCTCCGGCATGTCCGAAGAAGACTTCCGCCGGGAGTACGCTCTCACCTGGCAGGACGCGCTCTTCGGCGGCGGCGAGTTCGTGTTCAAGAGCGCCGAGGTGGACAAGGCAGCCGAAGACGCCTACGGCCTGCAGCCGCCGATCCCTGGCGCGAAGTACGTGAAGGCGTGGGACATCGGCCAGACAGACGCGGCGGTCGGAACGGTGCTGCGGCTGTCGAGCTACGACGGCGGCGCGATCGTCATGGACGTCGTCGCCTGGAAGCGACTGGTCGGTGCGAGCTACCCGCAGATGCAGGCGGAGATCGAGACGATGCACAAGACCTATCCCGGCCCGACCGCGATCGAGGACAACGCGATGGGAAAGGCCGTGCGCGAGAACCTCAAGCTGCCCGAAGATCAGGTTCACGGCTGGACGACGTCGAAGCCGAGTAAGGCCAAGATCATCGAGGGCCTGCGGCTCGGTCTGCAGCGCTGGTCGATCAAGTGGGACCCGGATCAGGTGCCGCAGCTTGATGAGGAGGTTCGGGGCTACCAGATTCCCGACGACGCGATCCAGCAGGACGCCGTGATGAGCCTGGCTATCGCCATCGAGCACGCACCGCTGGCCTACCAGACCGGGCGCATCGGCACGGTCTCCAACGTATAGGCGAAATCAGGCCGCGTGCGGCCACGTGTGCGCCTGTGTCGGCGCGCTACGGCGTCTGCGACGGATCGGTCGCGGGCGGCTCATCGGACACAGGCGCGGGCCACCGCTCGTGGTGGTCGGCCAGGCGCCGAACGTGGTAGCCGAGGACTCCGAGCCTCCACCAGATGGCGATGCCGATTCCGAGCCAGGCCCACTGCATTCCGGTAAGGTAGCTGATGATATGCGACGCCGCTGGCATCCGCAGCCGAATCACCAGCCCGCCCAGGGCTGATACTCGCTGCGGGGTCTGACTAACCGGCAGGTCGCCAGGCTCTGAACCTGGAGGTAGAGGTTCGAATCCTCTCCCCGCAGCCTCGCTTCACCGACTGGGTGAAGGGGAGGTGGCGCCCCGCTCCGTTTGGGCCGGAGAGATGGCAGGTTCGAGTCCTGCCACCCAGATTCCGACATAGCTCAGCAGGTAGAGCGCCCGGCTGTTAACCGGGAGGTCCCAGGTTCGATTCCTGGTGTCGGAGCTGGGCGTACCTCTGGGAGGCGGCGTGGCTCCAACCCTCGCCAGCTCGGTTCGACTCCGAGTGCGCCTGTCGGCAGCGGCGTAGCATAATCGGCCTAATGCCCCTGGTCGTGAGCCAGGACGATGTCGGTTCGAATCCGACCCCGCTGACCATTTTCACTGAATCGGCCATCTTCACAGCGACGGTGAAGATGGCCGATTCAGTGAAAGTGCCGGGCCTGGGATTCGAACCCAGAAGCACTCGGGTCTGAGCCGAGTAGGTTTGCCAGTTTCCGTCAGCCCGGCAGGACGAATGACCTCCTGGGAGTCGAACCCAGCGCGCCACGGTTTGCAGCCGTGGTCCTCGCCGACCGGTCGAGGCCAGTGGGCGCGGCTCCACTCGAAGGAGAACCTGCGGGGTTACGGCCCGGCGTGCTTCCTCTTACACCACGCGCCCAAGACGGGAGGCCAGCCCGAAGGCTGGCTAGGCGAGGCGTAGATACAAACAGCGCCGCATCCGGTCCAGCTTACCGGGAAGACGCACTCCAGGCAAACTGCGTCGCCGGTAGACTGGCAGTGATGCCCGAGAAGACGACGCCGAAGCGCGCGACGCGCCGCCCTGCAGCATCCGCCGACAAGCCGCCGAACCTCGATGCGGCAGCGCAGGCCGTAGCGAAGGCCGTCCGCGAGGAGCCGGGGATCGGCCAGGGCCGCGTCATGAAGGTCCTGTACCTGGACGACCAGGGAAACCCGATCGGCGAGTGGGCCTCGCAGCAGCTCCCCGAAAACCCGTTCACGGGTCAGATGCAGGGACTGCAGGAGCCTCCCTTCCGCCTGGAACAGCTCGTCTACCTCGCCGAGAGCCACCCGGTTCACTCCGCCGCGCTGGAGCAGAAGACCGCCGACATCGTCGGTCGCGGCTGGGAGTGGGAGCCGGTGGATGAGCAGGAGGCGCCGGAGGAGCAGCGCGACGAGATGGCCGAGTGGTTCGAGAGCCTGGCGCCGGACGAGTTCGACATGCGCGAGGTGATCAACGCCGTCTGGCTCGACGTCGAGACGACCGGCTGGGGCCTGTTCGAGGTGGCTCGCGATCCGTCCGGCGTGGCGCAGCGCATCTACCACGTCCCGGCGCATACCGTTCGCGCCCACCGCGCGGGCTTCAAGCTGGCGCAGATCAGGGACGCGCGCAAGGTCTGGTTCCGCCGCTGGGGAGCGGTCGAGGTGGACGGAGCGCCGGTCGAGGTGGACTCGCGGACCGGCAGCACGTCGAGCGTCAAGATTCCGGCCAACGACCTCTTCATCATCAAGCGCCCGGCGCGGCGCTCCACGTGGTACGGAATCCCCGGCTACGTGTCGTCGGTCGGCTGGATCGCGCTCGCACTCGCCGTCCGCGATGACAACCTGTTCTTCTTCGCCAACCGACGCGAGCCGCGCTGGGCGATCATCCTGAACAACATCGCCGACGACCCGAACCTGGAAGAGGACATTCGGCGCGCGTTCACGGTGGACCTGCGGCAGCCGCACCGGAACATCCTCATCCCGATCCAGGGCAACGGCACGATCGAGTTCCAGCAGCTTTCGGGCAAGGCGCCACAGGAGGGCAGCTTCGAGAAGCTCGGCGACCGCGCCGACGCTGCGATCATGGTCTCGCACCGCGTTCCGGCGGAGCGCCTGGCGAACACGAAGACCGGACCGCTCGGCGGCAACGTCGCAGAGTGGGCGAACCGGGTCTACAAGGAGGGCGTGGTCGGGCCGGGCCAGGAGCTGCTGGCGTCGAGGCTCAACCGCTTCATCTCGGTCGAGTACGCGATTGCCACCGGCGCCAACGGCACGCGCCAGGCGAAGACGCAGAAGGCGAAGCTGAAGAAGGCACAGGCGTGGAAGCCCGCCTGGTTCATCCAGATGGACGATCTCGACATCGAGACCGACCGCGAGGAGCTGGACCTGGCCGTGATCGCTTTCCACGGAGACCTCATCACGCTGCGAGAGGCGCGCAACCGGCTGAAGCTCGGGCCGCTGATGGTCCCGAAGCAGGTGCCGATGGTAGACGAGCAGGGCAACCCGCTGCTCGACCCGGCCACGGGCGAGCCGATGGTCGGCCCGGATACTGGGACGATCGACCCGGCGACCGGCGACGTCATCGCGCCCGAGATGGTCGAGTCGCCGTACAACGACAAGCTCTTCACCGAGCTGCCGGGAGCCGCAGCGCAGGCCGGACAGCCCGGCGCCGTCCCGACTGGCTCCGGCGGGCTGCTGCACAACGCTCGCGGCGATGGCCACGACCCGGCGATGGCGCTCCTCCTCGCGGAGACGCGCGAGTCGCTCGAAGCGTCGCGGAACATCGAGTCGCGAATCGCAGAGCTGGCTACGCGCGAGGAATGAACCTCGCGGCTGCTCGCGAGCTGAACCGCGAGCACCACCGCATCCTTCGCCGTCGATTCGCCGTCGTCCAGAACGCAAGCCGCACGCACCGCACGCGGCAGGTGTCCGCCAAGCGGTACGCCACGCTCATCACACACGAGCGGGAGGTGTGGGGCGCTGGGCTGACGCGTATCTCGGACGACTTCCACTCGAAGCTCGACATCGACGCTGCGATCCAGTACTCCTACACGGAGCAGCGCCCCGGCGTCGTCAAGCGCCTGCTGCGTGCCATCCGCAAGGCCGACCCGAACCAGCCGCAGGACGGGACGCCGAACAGCCAGGAGGCGCGTGCTCGGCTGATGGCCCAGATCAACGAGGCATCGATGCTCGCCGGTGCGCTGCAGATGTACCTCGGGATGGCGATGCAGACTGACGCCGCCGCTGGGCAGATCAGCCTGGAGCATCTTGGCATCAACAAGACCTGGGCCTACGCGCATCCGCAGAACATGGCGAACGCGCTCTACGCCGTGCGTGGGTCGAAGGTCATCCAGAACCTCTACGGCGACCACGTCGATCGCCTGACCCAGATCATCAACGAGGCCTGCGACCCACGCCACCCGTGGACGATTCAGCAGGTTCGTCAGAAGATCGCCGCCGAGTGGCCGCAGCTCCAGGCATACCAGGTGGACCGGATCGCACGCACGGAGACGGCAGCGGTGTGGACGGCTACGTCGATGAACGCCTACGCCGCGAACGGCATCTCCGGCTGGACGTCCTCAATCGCCACCGGGCCGAGCATCGGCATCGACAGCGAGGACCCCTGCGACGAGTGCGTGGAGGCTGCGGAGATGGTCCACACGATGGACGACGACATTCCGCCCTGGCATCCGAACTGCCGCTGCGAGGCGATCCCCGAGCTGACCGATCCCGAGACCGGGGACGAGTGGCTGCCGCCGGACGAGCCGTTCAATGGCGGAGGACCGGTCACGGTCGAGGGCACTCCTGCAGCCGACGAGTATGGGCCGCAGACGCAGGGGCCGATCCTGTCGCCGATGCCGGAGCCTGGCGCCCGCTACGCGTCCGGGCCGGGTAGCACGCTCTCGTCGTCGCCACGCAAGCTGCCGGATGGCTCGCGGGCTGCTGGATACGTGCCGACTTCGACACTCGTGGATGACCTCCGCGCTCAGCTCACGTCCACGAACAACCGCATCTCGGGACTGAAGACCCGGCTGAAGAACCTGGACGAGTCGGACGCGCGCTATGCCGAGGTACAGGCGCGGCTGGAGAGCGAGTTTAAGAAGCGTCAAGAGCTGAAGGACCGGATCGCCGGGAAGACGCCGCCGGTCGAGCGTCCGCTGCCTCCCGAGCGCCCCGGCATTAAGACGGGACGGTCGCCGGAGGGCAGGCTCCGTAACTTCAAGGCGATGTCCGACGAGAAGCTCAAGGACGTCTGGGATCGCGTCGAGCACGAGGCGAACGATCCCGAGGCTGTCGCTGCGCTGCGTGCGGAGGGCAAGGCTCGCGGCCTGGATGATCCCTGGGGAGAAACGCCGCCTCCGCCTCCGCCTCCGCCTCCGCCTCCGCCTCCGCCTCCGCCTCCGCCGATCGAGCCGGTCACGATCGGCGACGACTGGAACGAGACGAAGTTCAACGCCGCGCTCGATCCGCTGGACGGCAACACCGTCCGCATCACGTATCAGGGCGGTGGCCAGGTCGAGGGACAGCTCGTCAGGAGCGGGCCGTACTGGACGATCGACGGAGGAACACTCGGCAACGGTCTGGGCGTCGCGAAGATCGAGATGCGCGGGCCGGATGGCATCTGGCGCTCCGTCGCCGAGAAGCCGCCCGAGCCTGTGCTGCCACCCGAGCCGGACATGACGGCCGACGAGATTCGCGCCAAGATCACGACCCAGAACAACAAGATCAGCGGACTCAAGACGCGGATCAAGCGCCTGGAGTCGAACGGCGACCGGGACGGGAAGCTGCCCGAGGTGCGGCAGCGGCTGGCCGACGAGATCGCCGAGCGCGACCGGCTCAAGGGGCTGCTGGAGAAGGCTCCTCCGGCGCCGCGACCGGTCGTCCCGCCAGCGCCGGTGCCCGTGGCCGTGCCCGCGATGGGCGGCGACCTGTACCAGGCGACGATGGCTGTCCGCAGGCAGCTCATGGACCTGCATCAGGTCACGATCGATGACGCCGGACTCGACAGCGTCATCGACCTCGGCACGAGGATTGACGACGCGATCCGCGACGCGATGCCAAAGGACGTCCAGTACGCCTTCGAGGATGCCCAGTCCGCCTACAACAAGGCCCTCGACGTCCGCGAGGAGACTATGGCGCCGATTGAGGCCGAGTACCGCGCCTCGCAGCAGCAGCTCAGCGCGCTCCATGACGCGACTACCCTGCGGCTGTCAAACGGCAAGTACACCCGGTTCCGTGACGTGAGCATGTATCAGGAGCCAGAGCTGCGTCGGGCGATCCTCCACGACCCGGCTGTGGTGGAGCTGACCGACAAGACCACGGAGCTGAGCAGCGCGTTCTTCCGGCGCTCCCAGGATGAGTGGGCGAAGGTCAACGAGTACAAGGCGAAGGTCGATGCCATCGAGGTGGACTACGTGAAGGCGCGACGGCAGGCCATCAAGGACGTCATGTCCCAGATCAGGGACATGGGCAGCGGCGCGGGCGTCCGCGTGAGGTTCGGGCACTTCCTCCGTGACTCGAAGTCTCGCGAGAGGATTGAGAAGCTGCTCACGAAGGCCCAGGAATACCTGCCCCGTGACTGGATCAGGGACATGCGTGAGATCGACGCCGGGTCAGCCCGGCGTGGCTACCACCGCAACCAGGGATCGTGGGCAGAGATCAAGGTCTCGAACAGCGACTCGCGGATCGCGGGTGACGGCAAGGGCCTCTCGACCGCGCTGCACGAGCTGGGGCACGAAGTGGAGGACATGAACTCGCTGGTCGTCCGCCTGGAACGTGCCTACTATCAGCGCCGGACTGAGGGCGAAGTGCTCAAGGGCGCTCCAGGCTATGGGCGTGACGAACGCTTCCGCGAGGACAAGTTCAGCGACATCTACATGGGAAAGTACTACGACGGCCGCAACTACGAGCTGCTGACGATGGGCCTGGAGTCGCTGTTCGAGACGGCGGGTCGCCGGAAGCTCATGGACCTGGATATGCGCCGGTGGCTGCTCGGCGTGCTGGCTGTCGGCTAGGCGAGCGCGCCGCTTGGGATCGCCAGCTCGTCGGCGATTCCGACTGCGAGAGCCTTGCCCTGGTCATCCAGCTCGACCGTCGCACGGCTGTCGAACAGCGAGAGCGCCGTCATGAAGGCATCGGGCGCGGGGCTGGCTGCCGCCTTCACCCAGGGGCCGGTGGGCGTCCAGGCGATCGACGCGCCCGTGTCCACGAGGTGCCGCGCATCGTCGGAGTCGAAGACGCCGTCCGCCCAGGAGACCTGGGCGTCGGCGCCGTTGATCTTGCCCTTGATCGTGAAGGCTTCGGCCATCAGGATCAGCCTACCAGCTCGCCCGCGAGCAGCTCGGCGTCCTCGGGCAGCTCGGACTTCGCGTTCTCGGCGAGGATCGCGGCCAGCCGGTCAAGGCCCTCGGCGATCCGCTCGCCTTCGTGTCCGCCGATCAAGCGGGCGGCGCGTGCCTGCTCGCGGGCGCGTGCGGCGCGCTCCTGGCGTCGGGCGATCCGCGCGGCGTTCCGCTCGCGGCGCTGTTCGGCGGTGCAGATGGTCTCGGCGCCGTCGCGCCGCTCGTGCTGCGAGCCGGTGATCAGGCCGTAGCACTCGGGGCCGATGCCGCGCTCGATGCTGACCGGATCGGTGAGCGCCCGGCCGCAGCGTCCGCAGGAGCATTCCTCGTAGGCGACGAGGCCCGCCGGAAGCACCTCGCCTCGGGCGTAGCGGACGAGCTGCTTGGCAGCCCAGATGCGCGCGGGATCGGCGCCGGGCTGCGGGACGAATCCGCGTGCGCGGGTGAACTTGGCGATGCGGTCGTTCCAGCCGCCGCTCGCGTTGGGAACCTCGAAGAAGACGACGCTGGCCTCGGCGAGGTTGCTGCGCGTCCACCGGGCGCCTTCGCTCTCCGGCGCCTTCCGCGCCTTCGCGGTCACCGTGAGGTGCGTGCCGCTCGGCGAGAGGAAGGTGACCGTCAGCCGACCTTGCGCCAGCATCCGGCCTGGTCGGGTGTTCTCGTTGACCTGGAACATTGTGGCCTCCGTTCGGTTGGTCTCCATACCCGGATTATCGGGCAGGGCACGACGGATTGTATCCCTCGAACGGGTAGAGTTCAAGAACGGCGCGGGGAGGCCGAGATGAGCCGTTCCAGCTCCGACTCGACACGAGCGGTCTTCACGATCGCCGCACGATCGGCACCGTGCCTGCGCGCTCGCTGCTGCCGGACGTCCTCGTAGGCTTCCGCGAGCTGGCGCGAGATTGCCGCCACCTCGTTCTTCGCATCACCAGAGGCCCACAGCTCCTGACGCCGCCGGGACAGCCGGTCGATACGCGCTAGGAGATCGTCGCTCATACGGTCGAGTCTACCGAGCCTCCGGCGGCACGTTCTGCAACCAGGAAGGGCGCCGAAGCGCCCCTCCCGTGTTGCTTGCTAGGCGGAAGGACCAGGCGGTCCCGGAGGACCCGGCGGTCCGGTCGGGCCAGGCGGACCCGGCGGTCCGGTCGGGCCTGGCACCGGATCGGCCGGGGTCGGCGCCTCGGTGCCGAGGATCGGTGCGAGGTAGCCGCCCGCGAACGAGAGCACGACCGCGAACGCGGCCGCAACGTTCGTCGGCACCGTGACCCAGTAGTGGATGGCCCAGAGGATGATCAGGGAGAGCGATCCGCTCAGACCTGCTCCGGCCACCTTCGGGTGGATGTTCAGCTTGCCGTTCATGCTTCACCTCCCCTGCGTGTGAGCTTGCGCCGCAGCGCCTCGTCGTGGACGTGTAGGTAGATGGCGGTGGTCTGGAGATTCGCGTGACGGAGCGCCTGCTGCACCTCCGGCAGAGTGTAGCCTTCCTCGATCAGGGACGTCGCGAACGAGTGGCGGAGGACGTGCGGCGTGCAGATGCCGATGATCCCGGCATCCTCCTTCGCCTTCTTCAGCAGCCGCTGCAGGTAGCGCGTCGAGACAGGCCTGCCGCTCCGCATCACGAAGATCAGGTTGCTGTTGCCAGCCCAGGCATCACGGACCTGGAGCCAGCGGTCGAGCAGCGGCAGCACAATGTCCACGGCGAAGTAGGCGGTGCCGTCGCCGCCCTTCGCGTCGTACAGGCGGATCACACCCTCGCGCGAGACATCGCGCAGGGCGAGGTTGCAGACCTCTGAGACGCGCAGCCCGGCGTAGTACATGAAGGCGAGCATCGCGACGTTCCGCACGCCGTCCTTTTCACTTTGCACAACCTGAAAAAGTCGCTCGGCCTCGACGCCGGAGATGACCTTCGGCAGCTTCCGCTTCTTCCGGCGAGCTGGCTCCCGTACGGTGACAAGATCGTCAAGCTCCCGTACGGTGACAAGCGGTGACGTCTTTTCGGTGTTCTGCGTCATGGGCGAATGATCGGCGGCATCAGGAGGGCGACGTCGTACTGCAGCGCCGCCAGCTCGACGTGGCGTGCGAGGATCGAGTCGCCGGGAGGCTTGTAGAATCCGGCCGGGGTCGCGACGGTTCCTCGGTAGCCCTTCTCGTGACGGATGACCTCGCCCCAGAGGTAGACCTCGCCGTAGACGAACTGGTGGCCGAAGAACTGCTCCGCGCGCGCCGGGACCTGCATCCCGAACACCGGGAAGTCGTAGGCGTAGATGCCGCAGGTGTGGATGCGCTCGCCGCCCTCGTAGACCGACCGGCGCGAGCGGCACTTGCACTCCGCCTCCAGCGGCTCACCAACCTGCCAGCGCGTCTCCTGGGCGTAGACCGACCGCAGCTCCGACTGACCGTCCCTGACGATGATCCTCCACCCTCGATACCCGACGATCGCGTCGATAACGGTGTCGCCGACGATGATCGGCGCACGCCTCATGCCGGGACGAGGGCCGGGTCCTCGGCTGGCACTTCGACCGGGTCGAAGTCGGGCGCCAGGTCAGGTTCGGGCACCGCCTCGGGGAGAGGCTCGGGAGCGACAGTGATGCGCTCAATCTCCTTCCCGATCTCCGCCATCCGGGTCCACCTCCTCTGCGTCGCCTTCGATGATCTGAGCCTTGCCGTCTTCACTCAAGTGTACGACCAGCGTCGCGCTGGCCGCAGCTCCAGCGAGGGCGCCGGGCGTTTCGGCGACGGCCTGCTTGAACAGGGACATCCCGCCGAGCGCGATGATGTGCTTCACGGCCTCCAGGCGCACGGTCCAGTTGGGCGTCTCGTTCTCGGGCATCGTCGCCTTCAGCGCCTCGCTCAGAAGGGACTGCGCCTCACGCAGCAGCTCGGCGTGACGGGCCTTGACGCCGGTGAGCAGCGGCTCGATCCGGGCCTGCTGCGCCAGCGCGCGTTCGTCGCGGTAGTCGCGGTAGTCCTCGCGGCTGCGGAGCACCGACACCTGCTCGCGACGGCACTCCACAGCCTCGGCAATCTCGTCACGGCTCATGCCCATCGCGTCCAGCTCGGCGATGAGCTTCGCCTGCGCCGTCAGCGGACGGTGCGGTTGAGCCGCGTAGGGCTTGCCCGACGCGGCCGGAAGCCGGTCGGTACGCTTGCGGGGCATCAGTACTCCTGCAGCTCCAGCGGAATCCACTCGGTCATGCCGCGACGCGGGTGGAAGACCAGGAGGTTCTGCGAGGCCGGTGACCCGGCACCGTACTTCTGGATCGAGTACTCGTCGGGACCCTTGACGGAGCCGTTGACGATGATGCGCTTGTTGTCCACCACGTTCGGCTGGTGGAAGTGGTGCACGAGGAAGTGGTCGATACCGCCCGTGATCGCTTCGAACTGCCGCTCCAGCTCGCGCGTCCGGCGCTGCACGCCTCCCCAGGGGATGCCCGGCATGTTCGTCGGGATGCCATCGCCGTGGAGCATGAAGCAAGTCTGGCCCTGCACCTCGAACCAGGCGTAGGCGCTCTTGGGAATCGTGACCTCGACGCTCGGGTAGTTCGCGAGCTGCAGCTTGAGCAGGTGGTAGACCATCCAGTCGTAGTTGTCAAAGCGGTTCTTGGCGGTCGGCTTCCGGGTCGTGCGTCCGTGGTTGCCGGTCACGCCGTAGACGCGAATCCGCTCGAACAGCGGGACGAGCCGCTCGATGAACCGGGCGCCGTCCATGCCCAGGTCGAGCGCCGTCTCCATGATGACCTTCTCGTTCGTGATCTTCAGCTCGTCGTGGATGTCGCCCGTGACCATGTCGCCGCCCATCGCGATCACCAGCTCGGGGATCGGGTACGGGCGGTTGCGCTTGAAGGACTCGATCGCGCGGATGATCTGGTCGTGGCGCCGGAGCATGATGCCCCAGTCGTACTCGTTGACGCCGCCCATCTGGTCGAGGAAGACCTGCTCGCCAGCGTGCAGGTCCGACCATTGCAGGACGAATGAGTGCGGAGTGAACTTCGGCTCGTGCTTGAGCGGTGGCCGTGGCGTGTAACGCACCTCCAGCGCGGGGATGCGCTGCTCCAGCAGCCGAAGAATCCGCTCGTCACGGACGGCGCTCTTGCGCGCCTGGTTGAGCGACGCCAGCAGCTCCTGGTTCTCCTGCTGCAGCATCTCCTCGGTGTTGACCTCGCCCTCGCGCACGCGCGACACACCGCCGGGTCCGCGAGGAGATGACCGCACGCGATTCGACGTCCGCTTGGCGCAGGCTGGCGAGTGGAACTTCTGCGTCGAGCGAGTCGGCGTGAAGGTCTCATCGCAGTCGGGCGCGGCGCAAACCTGCTGCGCCGCGCCCTCCGTCGATCCGCTAGAACGCGGGGTCATCACCAGTCACCGTACCGACTGCAGGCGCCTCGGCAACGGGCGCTACGGGCGCGGCCGGGGCCGGTGCCGCCGGAGCTACCGGCGCTGCGGCCGGAGCCTCGGGTGTAGGCGCCACAGGCGCCACAGGAGCCGCAGGTGCGGCCGGAGCGGGCGCAGCCGGGGCTGCGGGCGGCGGAGCCGCCACAACGGGCGCTGCGGGCGCTGCGACCGGCGCCGGGGCGGGCACCTCGGCAACCGGAGCCGGGGCTGCCGCCGGAGTCGCGACCGGCGTCGCGGTGACCGGCACGCCAGCGACGGGCGCCGGGAGTGCCGGAGCCGAGACGAGCTGGATGCCGCCGATGAGGAACTGGTTGGACTGCTTGTTCTTGTAGGTGTTGATCTCGACCTGGGCGTTGGCCTCGCGCCCTTCGAGCGCCTTCGCGACTGCCTGCAGGTACGCCTCGACCGAAGGCAGGGCCGCGTAGCCCGCCGCGACCAGGACGTCCTTCGACAGCCCGAAGCCCGCGAGGTTCTGGGCGAGGATGCCCGATGCCCGCGACGTCGCCGAGAGGTTGAAGTAGAGGAACTTCCCGGCGTAGGGGCCGTCGAGCACCTGGCACTTGAGCGAGATGTACGGACTCGCTCCGCCGTTGCCCTTCGCGCCCTTGACGATGAAGTGGTACGGGCCTACCGGAAGCACCTCGCGGGTGTCGTCGTACGCCTCCAGCAGCTCGTTGACGGTGACCGTGTCGGTCATGCTGCAACTCCTTCCGTTGCCGCAGCGATAGGCTGCGGCTGGTTGCCGTTGCCGAGCAGCTCCATGAGCTGCGCGATGTTCGGGTTCGGGATGACCGGCCCAGGCAGCCGCCCGGTCCCGTCCTTCGCCACGAATCCCGGCTGCGGGTGGACCAGCAGGCTGCGCTGATACACCGGCTGCCCGTCCGTTCCTGCCACGGGCGCGACGTAGTAGTAGCCGACCACGTCGAGGTAGTAGGGAACCGTTGTCGCGAGCTGCCCCTGGAGCAGCGGCCGCTTCGTGCCGTCTGAGTCCTTCGTGCCGACGATGAACAGCACGCACTCGGCGTTGTCAGGCAGCAGGGTCAGGTCGCGGTAGCTGCGGACAAGCGACTCCAGGCGCCGCAGCAGCGTGCCCCAGTCCTGCTGGTCGAGCATGTTGACTCCGGCGACGGCATCGATGCAGCGCTTCTGGGCCTCCATCAAGGAGTCCATCACGACGCTCTTGAACGGATGCCGTCCCGACCGGAGCCAGGTGTAAATCCACTGCAGCGTGTCGAAGTCAGCGATCGTCGCCACGCACGTCTGCCAACTCCCGTCGTAGACCGGCGGGTCGGCCGGTGGTACCCAGGCGATCTTCGGACCGCTGGGCGTGTACTGTGCGCGCCCCTCCAGGTCGAGGATCAGGCGCGGCGCCGGGGCGGTGTCCGCCAACCAGCTCTTGCCCACGCCAGACTCGCCGTGGATGAGGCCCGTCAGGGTAGTCCTCATCATCCTCCTCCTTCTCCCTCCATCCCCGCCTCCGAGGATAGCGCGAGCGCGTTCTCGTAGCGGGCCAGAGGATTGCGCTCGACGTACATGGCCGCGAGCGCGCCTTCGATGTCGGAACCGTCGTCGTTCATGACGCAGACCGGCAGGAAGGCACAGTCCCACGAGCAGTCGCGCGTGGGGTTCGGCGGGCACACCACGTGGTGGTCCGCCCCGGCGTCGAGCGCTGCGGTCGCCGCCTGAATCTCACGGCCGATCGCGACGACATGGCGCCAGTGGTTCCGCAGCTCGATGATGTTGTGCGGGACGTCCTCACGGCCGTAGAATGGCGGCTGCGCGCGAGCGGTCCGCTTCACCTTGCGGAGCATGTTGTAGAGGATGCCGTGGCACTGCTGCATGGCCTCCTCGGGCGTCGCGCCCTCCTCGATCGAGTGCAGGAAGCGCGCGAGGTGCTCCGTCAGGAGCTGCGTGTCCAGCTTGAGCAGCGGCATGTTCTGCTCCAGGGTCTGGACGGTCTTGTGTTCCAGGGCCAGCCGCATGCCGTCCGACTCACGGGTGACCGGCGCGTCGAGCTTCGAGATGAGCGTGATGCCCGGCTCCTCGACCTTGAGCGGCACCTCGACGGTCCGCTCCGATCCCTCGACCCGCAGAGCCTGATCCGCGCCGGTCTCCTCCAGCCACTCCAGGTAGCCGACGACCATCGCGACGCACAGCTCCTTCTCGGACAGGATCGCCTTCTCCAGCGCGGGCATCCTCTCCAGCTTCGCAGCGGCGACCTGCTCGATGAAGGCGACCGGGTCGGGCCGCTTCCGCTTACGCGGAGGGAGCGGCTCGTAGTAGAGCGCGAGCGCGTCGTGGACGAGGTTGCCGATCGAGAGGCTTCCGCCCGGCTCCTCCTCCACGATCTTGCCCAGCCGCTTGTAGGTCGAGTAGTACCACTGCCTCCGGCAGCGCCGCCACTGCTTCATCTCGCTGTTGGACAGCCGCAGCGTCACGCCGGAACACCGACCAGGATGACCTTCGCTGCGTGGATGAACAGGGGCGTGCCGTCGAAGCGCTCCAGCTCGACCAGCATGTCCGGGCCGTTCACTGCGTCGTTAATCTTGCGCGAGACCTGCTCGACGGTGCCCTTCACGATGACCCAGTGGTCGGGGCCGAAGTCCACCGCGCACTTCGAGCGCAGTCCTGCGCGCCCGCGCGGACGCGGGGACTGTCGTGTCGTCCGTGCCTTCGCAGTCATGCCTGCACCTCCGTGAAGCCGTGGGCGGCGACGATGATGTGCTGGAGCGTGGCTGCGACCTTCTCCTCCAGCTCCTCGATCGTGCCGTCGTTCTCGATGACGTAGCCGATCAGCGCCGGGTCCGGGTCAGCCTCCGATGCGTGTGTGTCAGAGTCGTCCAGGCCGGGCCGCTCGACCCGAATGTTGACGCCGCCCTTCGCGATGATCGCCGACAGCTCGTTGTCGAAGCGGGCGTCGGTGAAGCAGACGGCCTCGCCGTCTCCGGGCAGGTTCGCCATCGCGTAGTCCACCCAGAAGTCGCTGCCGAACACGTCCCGGTGCGCCTCCGTGCCGTAGCGCTGGAGAGCCTCGCGCAGGGTCATCGCGCGGACGATCTGATGCTCGGCGACGGTGATGCCGAAGATCGCGCCGGGGTCGCTCTTGAAGGTCTCGATGAACGCAACCGGCACGTCGAGCAGGGCCGCGAAGCTCCGCTTCAGCGGGTCGGCGAACGAGGCCGTCCTGAATCCGTGGTTGCGGGCGAGAATGTCGCCGACCGTGTTCTTGCCCGCGTACTTCTTGCCGTTGATGCCGATGAGCATGTCCTGGCCCATCACGCCTCCTCCTTGAGGGTTGCATACCGAGCGAGGAAGGTCCGCTCCGTCCGCTTCGGACTCCAGCCCACGATGCGCGCGGGCAGCGGTTCGACGTCCCGGTAGTAGGCCCAGTCGTCGGTGCCGTGCAGCAGGTCGCGGGCCTCGGTGACCAGCAGCCGGATGTCAGCTTCCTTGACCGGGCCGGGGAACGGGAACGTCACACCGAAGACCTCGCCGATGACGGCCTCGATCCTCTGCTCTGCTCCGCGATACGCCTGGCCCAGGCGCGGGTGGTTCTTCAGCGGCTTCGCCATGTCCTGGAGGTACGCCTCGGCCGCGTCGTGCAGCAGCGCGTCGAGCGCGAACTCCGGTGGGACGATCCGCGAGGCCAGGACGCAGTGCTGCCCGACCGAGTAGAAGTCCCGAAGATGTCCCGAGAACCGGCACTGGCAGGAGAGCGCGTGCGCGATGTCTTCGATGCAGACGTCCTCGGGCTGCAGGTCCAGCGGATCGACCATCCGGCCGCTGAACGTGTGGATGCGCGAGGGCATCCGCTCGAACTTCTGCTTGCTCAACGATTCCTCCTCCTGCTCATCTTCGCCACCCTGTTGGCGGCTCGGCGGCGCCTCATCAAGCGGGCGCCGTAGGGCGTGCGGAGACCCGGAATGCCCAGGTCCGGCTGCCCTTCCTCCCCTGGAACGTAGTGCAGCTTGCGGCCAGTGTAGTCGCGCCGCCGAGCGAGCGGTGGCTCCACAGCCAGCCGCTTGATCGTCTCGATGAAGCGCGCCCGGCCGAATGCCTCCTGCAGCAGCCGCGCCTCACGCTTCGTGCCAGGCCGAGCCTGACCCTTCGGGTGATGTCTCTTCACTGCCGAACCTCCAGGCCGTGGAATGCCACGAAGTCCAAGAACTCCTGGGGCAGCTTCGCGACTGGGTTGAGTGGCCACGTCTCCAGCCCCAGGTGTCGCCGCCACAGCATGTCACCCGCCCACTGGGTGTACTCGGCGGCTTTCGCCGTATCGGGCTTGAACTCATCGCCCTCTCCGAGCGGGATTCCCTGCTCGTCCATCTGACGACGGTGGTTGCCGGTGACGTCTGTGGAACGCCTCACGTGGTCGCGAGCGCCTCGATCGTAGTTGTCCGGGCGCTTTCGGTGTCCGTAGCCGACAAGGTCTACGGCCTCGGCCAGCGACTGGTGTACCTGTACGAGTCGGCGCTCCTTCTCGGCGGTGCTGCGCCCGTAGAGCGGATCAACCGCGCGCTTCGCCGCAAGCTTCTCCGCCTGGCAGGTCCGGCACTCATTCCGTCCGTCCACAATCGGCTCGCCGTGGACCTCGCAGATGCGCTCTACTTCGCCAGCCACCGCTTCAGCGTCTCCTGGTCGCGGACGATCTCCTCCAGCCGCGCTTCCTTGTCCATGAGGATCGCGTGGACGCGCTGCTCGATCGTGCCTTCGGTGATGACGTCGATGATCTCGGCGCCGTGCAGGTCGTTCATGCGGCCGTAGATGCGGTCCTCCGCCTGGCTGTTCTTGATCAGGCTGAATGAGCGCTGCAAGAACACCGAGGTGTGCGCGGCGGTCAAGGTCAGACCCTCGCCACCGGCGCCCAGCGTCAGCAGGATCGCCTTGAGCTTGCCCGCCTGAAACTCGTTGACTACCGTTGCGCGGTCGAGCGCCGAGACGCCGCCGTGGATGGCACCGATGTTGTATCCCGCCTTCACCAGGCGCGCGCTGCAGATGTCGAGGAGCTGCCGCGACTCCATGAACACGACGATCTGCTGGTCGCCGGTCTCGGCGATGATCTCTTCCAGGGCGTCGGCCTTGCACGACGGCTCCGACAGGATCAGCGGAGTCTGGTCTACGACCTCGATCTCGTGCCCGGCATAGGTCTGTGTCGCCCAGGACTCGGCCTGCTCGCGCGTCGGATGGGTCGGGGCGTTGATGAGCTGTCCGTTGACCTTGACGCCGAAGGCAGGCTCGCCCATGTCGCCGGAGCAGCTCGCGAACTGGAGCAGCCGGGTCATCTTCGTGAGCGGGTTCGTCGTCAGCAGCGTGCCGCTCTCCAGCTCGGCGACCATCTCCTTCCTGATCGCTTCGTAAGCGGTCTTCTGCTTGGCCGTCATCGTGACGGTGCGCGTGGTGTAGATCTTCGGCGGGAGCTGCGGAAGCACCTGCTGCTTGACCCGGCGCATCATGCGCGGGTCTACGATCTTGAACAGCTCGTCCTTCAGCTCCTCGCGGATGCCGATGACCTGCATGAAGCCAAACACGTTCCAGCTCTGCAGCGCATACCGCTCGATGAACTTCGTCTTCGCCGGGAACTCATGCGGCGCGATGAAGCGCATCAGGCTCCACAGGTCCTCCGGCCCGTTGGCGACCGGCGTGCCGGTCAGTGCAAACCTGTTCTCGGCCTGGTAGCCCATGAACCACAGCGCGCGGGTCTGCTTCGCCTTCGGGTCCTTCGCCCGGTGCGCCTCGTCCGCGACGACGGTCTTGAAGACGACGTCGTTCAGCGGGCCGGGCGTCTTCTCCTTGTCGGTGAGGTTGATCGAGCCGTATCCCGCCAGACGCGTGAGCGTCCGCAGCTTCTCGTAGTTGACGACGGCGACCTCGGCTTCGCCCGCGACGAGCGCGTCGATCTGCTTCTTGCGTGGTGCTGCGGTGTCGGCCAGCACGACGACCTCGCGGGCTGGCGCCCACTTGCGGAACTCCTCGGCCCAGGTGTACCGCATGCTGTTCGGGCAGACGACCAGCGCCGGGTACGCCGCGTTGCCGATCGCCTCCATCGCCGCGATCGTCTGGATGCTCTTGCCGAGGCCCATCTCGTCGGCGAGCAGAGCCTGCCGCGCCGTGGACAGGAACTTCGCACCGGCGCGCTGGAACGGGTGGAGCGCGGTCATGATCGCGAAGTCGGGAGCGTCGTCGGCGTCGCGCAGCGCCAGGCAGGGCTGGATGCGGGACTCGATCTCGGCGCGCGCCCAGGCATTCAGCTCGGGGCCGATCGCCAGCTCGCTGCCGAAGACGCCGCGCGCCTGCACGCAGGCTGCCCAGCTCAGCGGGCACCACCAGGCCTCGATCCCGGCGTCCCACTTGATGCCTGGGATGAGACCCACCTGCTGCCGCTCGCGATACTCGGTGTCGAAGACGATGCGGTCGCCCGCCCGTTCAGCTACTGCCACCTGCCACCTCCTCCTCGGCGGAGGATAGCAAACTCGACGGTTCGAGCAAGCCGTTCCTCACCATGTAGGTCACGAGGTGCCTGGTGGCATCTCGCGCGTGGTCCTTCCCCGGCGTGTACCAGCCGAGCCGCTTCAACTTCTCGTCGGTCACGAACGCCTTAGCGTCGGACGGCGACTGCACGACGAACGGGATGGTCTTCCGCAGCTCGCCGTCTTCGTTGTGCTGGTTCGAGTAGGTGTGCGCGAGCCAGCGCAGGGCGCCGATGATCTCGATGGCGGTGTTCGACCCGCCGCGCGTCGCCTGCACCGTCCGCGAGGAGATCGTGAACCGCTCCACGATCAGGACCTCCAGCTCGCCATCGTGCAGCTTCCCGTTGACGTACGTGACGGCGTCCATCGCGGACGGCTCCGCCCAGAAGTACGACTCGCCGGACTCGGTGTCGAACAGCGCGAAGCCGGTGGTCTCGCCCGGATCGACGGCCAGGAGCCTCACTCAGCCGTCCCGTCACAGTATCGGCAGAGCGGTCCGGCGTAGCCGTGAAGGTCGCGGCCGCACTGCGTGCAGCACGGATGAGCGCCGAACTCCGGCAGGTGCCGGGCGTCCGAGGAAAGCGGGCGGAATCCCCAAGCCGCGCGCTCCTGGTCCTCGGCGTTCAGCGGCGCGTGAACAACCGGGAAGGCCATCTCCCCGCGACAGCATCCGTCGCAGCCGTGGACGCCTTCGCCCTCGCGCCCGATCGAGGCGAGGTATTCCTGGTCATCCGGGTCTGGGTGACCGACGCCGTGCTTGCAGATGCGCTCCACGATCCGCCGATCGCCGCGCCAGTGGGTCGGCCAGTCCTTCATGTGGTGGTCGCTCGGGTGGTGGACGACGCATCCGCGTCCCTCGCACAGCTCAGGGTCGTGGACGTTCGTGATGACCTCGCCGGTGCCGGTCACCCAGACGCCAGCGAGCACCTCGTTGATCAGCGTCTCGACGTCGGACCGCCGGATGTAGGAGTACCAGCCGCTCCTCCCGTAGCCATCCTCGTCCGCCTTCGCCAGCTCCGCGCGCAGCCGGAGCGCCGCCTGGATGCTCATGGCGTCTCCTTCCGCAGGACTTCGATCATCACCGAGTCGGGCATTGCCATCACCGCGCAGTCCTTCGCATGTCCGGTCATCGCGAGCGCGCGCCCGAACGACTCCAGGGCGTGTCGGATGTCCTCTTCGTCCAGATGCGCCTCCGAGAACTTGGCGATGACGATGTCGCCCGGCTGCAGCCGGAGAATCTCGACGCTCGGAAACTCGTCCGGCACGATGCTGATGCGGACGTCCTCCGGGTTGAGGACCGCGCGGAACTCCGGGCAGCCGGAGTCGTGCCCGTCCAGGTCCGTGTTGCGGAAGTCCGAACAGGTGCAGTCGGTCATGCCGCCTCCTTCTCCAGCCACGGCGCCGGGGCCGTGGGAATATATGCCGGGTAGTCGTCCCGGTAGTGCTCGCCCCAGCGCGAGACGATGTCGCTGTCGATCTCCAGGGTCACGCCGGGCCAGTCGTCGCGGTCGGGCATGATCCGCTCCACGATGTCGCGGGCCGCAGCCGCGTGCTCGTTCGGCACCTCGAAGATCAGCTCGTCGTGGACCGAGAGCCGGAAGAACTCGCCCAGCTCGCCGCAGAGCTGGACCATCTTCTTCTTCATCGTCACGGCGCAACCGCCCTGGATGCGGTAGTTGACGCCGACGTACGCCTTCTGCAGCTCGACCGGCAGGCGCCTTCCGTCCTGGAGCCTAATCCAGCCCCACTTCCCATCGCCCGCACGATCGCGCACCTGCTGCGTGACGGCCTGCATGAACGTGGCGACGCCGGGATAGAGCTGGTCGTAGCTGGTCAGGAACTGCTGCGCCGCCTCGACCGTGATCTTGGCGGTGGCCGCGAACTTCTCCAGCCCGGCGCCGTAGATCTTCGCGAAGCCTGCGTTCTTGCAGACGGTGCGCTGCGGCTTCGTGAAGCCCTCGCCGTAGAGCGCGAGCGCGGTGGCATCGTGAATGTCGCCGCCGCTGTTGAAGACGTCCAGCATCCGCTGCTCACGCGCCAGGCTTGCCAGCGCGCGCATCTCCATCCCGCTGAAGTCCGCCATCACGAAGCAGTGGTCATCGTGCGGGATGATCGCGTCCCGGACGACCCGGCCGCGCGGGAGCTGCTGGAGCGGTGGATTAGCGACGCTCATGCGCCCCGTGCGCGCCTCCACGGGCCTCGTGCTGGCGTGGATGATCCCGTGGACGGCTGCGCCCCGCCCGGCCTGCTCGCCGAAGCCGTAGGGGTTCACAGGGCCGAGCTTGTAGAGGTAGTTGTCGAGCAGCCGCCGCGCGGTGCGCCAGCGGCGGACGATGCCCGCGACCGGGTAGCCGTGCTCGGCCAGCATGTCGAGCACGTCCTTGTCCACCGACAGGTTGCCCTTCTCGGTGAAGACCGCCCAGACCGCTCCCTGGGCGTGAAGCATGTCGATGATCTGGCGGTCGCTCGCCGGATTCTCGGCGGGAATCTGCGCGCGCAGCACGGCCGCGTCCTGCTCCAGTTTCTCGATGCACTGCTGACGGTAGGTCTCGTCAATAAGCAGGCCCGCGATCTCGGCCTCGCGCAGGCAGTGGATGACGGCCATCTCCAGCTCGTAGGCTTCGCGGTAGGACGAGTGGACGGTGCCGAACACCTTGTCGGCCAGCATCGACGTCAGGCAGGTGTCGAGCGCGGAGTATGTCCAGTAGGCCGGGACGTCGGTCGGGACCGTCGCCCAGGTCCAGCCGTGCTGCTGCATCGTCTGCCGGAGCAGGCCCTGCCCGATCTGCGCGCGACGGTCTACGTACATCGTGGCGAGGCCCTTCAGGTCCATCCGCGCGCTCGGGTCGAGCAAGTGGCCCATGACCATCGTGTCGTGTGCCAGGCGCTGCGGGATGTCGATTCCGTCCTGCTTCAGCATCCGCGAGTCGAAGAGGAGGTTGTGCGCGACCATCGGGCGGTCGTAGCCTTCGATTACTTCCTTGACGACGCCGCGCCAGTCCTTGTAGTCGATCGCCCAGCCGTGACGCGAATCGCCGAACTGCACCAGCCGGATGTAGTCGTGGCCGACGTTGAGGCCGGTGGTTTCAATGTCCACTGCGAGAAAGTCGCGCCGTTCGCCGAGCCACTGCTTGAGCGCATCGATGTCCTCCGATCGGTCGAGTCGGTGGAGCTGCAGGTCGCCCAGCCCGCCGCCTGCTGCGGGCCGGACGTCCTGCGCGTTGAGCTGCTGAGAGTCGTCCACTACGAGGGCAGGTCGTGGCCCTTCAGCTTGAACATGACCCGGTGCCCACGGAAGTCGAACAGGTACGGGTCGGTCCGAGCGATGACTCCCTCGGGCACGGCGTTGCCGGTGCCCTCGGCGGCCGAGACGTCGCTGGTCAGCATCGACCGCACCAGCTCCTCCACCTCGGCGGTGGACGCATCGACCGCGAGCACGGGCGCCGTGTCGATGTCGAGCTGCGCCGCGACGGTCACGACGTCGTCCCAGGTCCTCCACAGAGGCTTGGAGTACTCGTCCCCGTTCGTGACCCGGAAGGTCGCGACGTCGAACGCGCGGAAGCTCTTGTGGCTGGCGTAGTCGCCTCCGCCCTTCTGGATGCCAGGTCCGTAGCCCTCGCCGAACACGATCATGGCCAGCTCGCCGATGCCCGATCCGTCTCCGTCGCCGGTGATGTCCGACAGACCGGAGGCGAGCTTGTTGGCCAGGCTGTCCTGCGACCAGTACGGGCTGCCGTCGTCTCCGAACGCGGAGTCCGCGAAGTCGCCCGGCAGGTTGGCCTTGTCGGTGCGGCCGCGAATGTCCACGTGCGGGTAGCCGTTGTCCCAGGTCAGGATCAGCCGGATGTTCATGCCGTCGATCTTCTCGGTCACGTGCCAGCGATCGACCTGCAGGAAGTCGGGCCGCTTCGCGACACCGACGACCAGCTTGTGCGTCTCGTCGTCGCGGACGTAGAGGTTCTCGATCGACGGGTAGCTGAGCATCAGCCCGCCTCCACCAGGATCGACACCACGCACGCCACGATGCCGAGGATGACTCCGGCGTTGCCGAAGCCGGTGAACGCGGCAACCGTGAACGGCACGAGGAAGATTGCAAACAGCATGTCCCACCTCCCCAACCTAGACTTTGAACTACCTCCCGCGCCGAACATTACCACGAGGGCAGGAAGAGCGGAAGCCCGCCGGAGCGGGCTTCCTTCGCCGATGGAGACCAGGCCACCGGAGAATCTAGGTGAGGCCCATCTCCCGCTCGTAGCGGTCGAAGGCCATGTCGTCGGCGGTGGGCGCCTCGGCTGCGACCAGCCAGGCATTCTCCGCCTCGATCTCGCTGCGCTGCTGCTCTTCGGCGGCGCGGCAGTTCTCCTCGCCGTGGATCGGGCAGTCGAGCGCCTCGGCCGCAAACTGGTGCTCGGCCTGGTCGCAGGTGCAGCCGGTGCCGACCGGCGCGTCCAGCAGGTGCGCGTTGGTCGGACGGCTGAAGAATCCGAAGTGCTGGTCGTCGCGGCTGCGCTCGACCTTCGCGGTCATCGTGACCCGCTCGCCCCGGAATCCGTTGAGGCCGTCGCTGTTGCCCTTCGCCGCGAGCTGGCTCCAGAGTGCCTGCGCGATCGTGCCGTAGACCTTGTTGCCGTCGTCCTCGCGAACCAGCATCTTGAAGGTCTCGCCGTAGGTGCCGTGCGTCACCTTCGTGCTGACGATCTCGCCGGTGATCTCGCGGCGTCCCTCGGGGAGGGCCGGGGCGGTGGCGAGTGCAGCCTGCTCAGCGGCTCGGCGGGCGTCCCGCTCGGCCTGGCGCTGGATCGAGCGCCGGGCTGCGGCGACCTGGGCCTCGCTCAGCTCGCCCTTGCTCGCGAGCTGCTGCTTGAGGCTGGTCAGGAAGTCGGCCTCGCCGTAGCCGTTGTAGCGATCCTCGACCGCTTCGAGGAAGGCGACGACGTCCTCGTTAGCTGCGCGGAAGGCGTCGCGCCGGAGCTGCTTCTCCAGGGCCGCTGCCTCGCGAGCCGCGCGGTCCTTGATGAACTTGGCGCGGAAGGCGTCGCGGCCGTTCAGGTCGCAGCGCTCAGCGCAAATCTCGCCGAAGGCGAGGAAGTCGCCGGAAGGGATGTACTTGACGACCGCCACCCAGCGGATGCCGGGATGCCCGCAGTGGTTGCACTGGTGGATCGAGCGGTGATCGTCGGCGCCGGTGCGCCAGTTCGGGAAGTACTGCCAGACCCGATCCTCCCAGCGCTGAACCGCTTGCCGGTATAGCTCGGCGGCTTGTGCGGAGAGCGCGAAGGTCGGCGGCTCGGGGCGGCGGTTGTCGATGTAGTCAACGACCTCGTAGTCGGCCGGATCGAAGTCGGCCGGGCGATGAACGTCGGTGCGGGGCATTCTGGCCTCCTGGTGGGTGGTGGTCTCCATACCCGGATTATCGCCGAAGGGGAGGACGGACCGCATCCCTCGAACGGGTAGTTCTTGAACTACGATCTGAGCGGAGGGACGGCGCCCGTTGCGGGCCGGAAGGAGGAGGTTGTCCGCACCGCTCGAAGCCGAAGCTCGTTGCGGGCGACGTCCTCGCTCCGCTCTCAAGTCTCGGACGAGCTTAGCAGCTCCCGGAGACGGCGCAATGCTTCCCGCTGCCACGCCTGCACGGTGGTCGTGCTCTTGCCCACGTGCGCGGCGATCTCGCCCAGGCTCAGCGGCGGCTGGCCGTCGAATCCGAAGCGCAGCCGGACGATCTCGCCCAGCTCCGGTGGAAGGTCGAGCAGGGCCGCGCGAAGATGCGTCGCGTCCCAGTGTCCCTCGCTCGGGTCGTCGGCGTGCGGGTCGGCGACCGTGTCCAGCAGGCTCTGGGAGTAGTCGTCATCGAGGTAGACCTCGCGGTTGAGGCTCGTCACGACCTCGGCTGCTTCGAGCGCGCGCCGAATCTCCTCCGGCTCGGCGTCCAGGTCCTTCGCGAGCTGCTCGATCGTCTTGTGCGGCTCGGCTGCGAGCGCGCCGCGCGCCTTCGCGCGATGCTCGGCGACCTGGGGAGGCAGACGGATCGTGGCCGCGTTCGCCGACAGGCCGGTGAGAATGTACTTGCGGACCCAGAGCGTGGCGTAGGTCGTGAAGCGGAAGCCCAGCTCCGGGTCAAACTTGCGCGTGGCGTGGTCGAGACCCAGCACGCCGTCCTGGACGATGTCCTCGTAGTCGCCGCGATGCCTGTAGCCGCGAGCGATGCTGAGCACGAGGCGCATATTGCACCGGATCAGCTCATGGCGCGCGCTCTCGTCTCCCCGCCCTGCTCGCCGCGCCAGGTCGCGCTCCTCCTTCGCGGTTAGCAGGCGGTGGTTGGCGGCGGAATCGAGGAACCGCTGGTGGCCCTCGTCCGTCGTTCTCATGTTAGGCGACAGGGTAGCACGAGAGAGGCCCGCTCATCGCGGGCCTCGCTCGGGGAATAACCGCCTTGTGCGGCTTAGCGCAGCTTGGCACGCTCCTCGGCGGTCAGCAACTCCAGCGCATCCTCGCGCCAGTCGTCCGTCTTCGGCACCGGCGGCAGCTCGCCCTCGCGCCGGAGCCGCTCGATCGCCCCGCAGACGCCGTGGTAGGTCCGCCCGAGCGCCTTCGCGATGATCTCAGCCGTGTGGCCCTCCTCGACCATCGTGACGATGAAGGTCAGGTCGTACTCGTCGTAGCGCTCGCCGCGATGCCGGGCGCGGGGAAGAGTCGCTGCCTGGGCCTTCTGCTCGAACTCGATCATCGCCCGCCGCTCAGCCTCGGTCGTGTAGCGGTGCCGGTACTCGTCGCGCCGCTGCGACATCGTGAGGCTGCAGTAGCGGTAGGCGTCCGCGACCGAGCAGTGGCGGTGACTGGCCAGGACGCCGGGCGAGCGGACGATCCCGTGCGCCGCCCAGCGGTTGACCGTGTCGCGGTTGACCCCGAAGAGCTGCGCGAGCTGGACGCTCGGCAGGTAGGTGATCAACTCGCCCGTCTCCGGGTCGGGGATGCGGCGGATGACCATGCCGTGCTTGCGCCGGGCATCGTTCATCCGGCCGACCCGCTCGGCGACGGCGCTCACTGGAGCTTCCCGAGCAGGTCGCTGTACTCCTCCTGCTCCTGCCGGGCCGCGCGACGCTCGGCGGCGGGCAAGTCCGCGTTCCGAAGCTCGGCGCCGGTGATGGCGATGGCGCGCTTGAGGCCCCGCACCAGAACCGTCTGGTCTGAGGCGCTCATCTTGACGTTGACGGATACGTCCATCTTCTCCTCCTGCTAGCCCGGTTCGTCCGGGTCGCGCTCACCGTACCACAAAATGACGCCTTTTGGCTCTTCTGCGTCATTTCGGCTAGAATCGGAGCAACGGCGGCGCTCAGTCGTCGGCCGCGATCCCGGTGGAAGGCCGTGGACGACTAGTCGAACGAGGGCCGCTGGGCCTGGAGGTGGGCATGCCGCCTCGCCACCCGGCGGCTCTCGCGGTTCACGGGAGCCAGCCTCCGTCCTCGGGATCGTTGCGGTGCGGAGCGGTGGCGATGAGCGCCCGATGTCTGCGGCGCGCGTCACGTCGCAGGTAGCGACGGGTCTCCAGGGCATTCCGCGCGTTTCTCCCTGCACGCCAGAGCCAACGTCGCACGAACCAGGCGGTGTCGATCAGCACGACGATCGCTGCGACATCCCAGAGGAGATGCTCGTAGGGCTGCACTAGATCGGCAGGTCGGGGTTGACGACGGCGTCGGCCTCGCCGGGAAGGTCGAGGCCCTCAATCAGGTGCGCGCGAACGGCCGTCGTGCTCATCGGCGGGCGGACCGGGTCGCCGCCGGAGACGACGAACCGCTCGCGGAAGTAGTCAAGCAGCGCGATCGAGCGTCCCGGCAGCTCGATGTCGGTCGAGCGCTCCGCCGCGCTGACGAGCGCGCGAGCGCGGACCCACGTGCCCTTGCCCTCGGTGTCGCGCCAGACCAGCGGGCGGTGGTTTGCGTCGGTCAGGGACAGACCCTCGATCAGGGTGACGAGGTAGATGTTCTCCTCCGGCGCCGCGTCCTCGTCCGCGTCGAAGCAGGACAAGTCGCAGACCTCGGGGATATGCGGCGGCTTCTGCCCGTGAGCCACGAGGTCGCCGATGAACGCGCGCAGCGTCTCCCAGCCCGCTTCGAGGATCATGCGGTTGTATTCGGGGCGGCTTGCGGCCGTGAGGCGCATCGTCGGCAGCCCGTCCGGGTTGGTCGCCAGCCAGGAGTGGATGGCCGCGCCGATCTTCTGCAGCGGGACGTACTGGATCGAGGCGAGCGCCACCGGATTCTGCTCTCCGCGCGTCGGGTGGACCTGTACGATCCGCTCCCGTTCGCGGTCGAGCGCGAAGGTGTCCTCGCCTGCGACCATCGTCGGCGCGGTCAGCTCGTAGCGCACGGAGCTGAGGTCACTCTGGCCTCGCTCAGCAGTGCCGCGCGAGTAGAGCACCGGCACGAACCCCTGGAAGGCCTCGCGCGTGTCCTTGCGCGAGTGCCGCGTCCACTCGTCCACGAACACCGGCAGGCTGCGGGAGCTGGACAGGGCGCGGAGCAGCACGAACGGAGTCACCGTGCCCAGGTCCACTTCGATGCGCGATCCCGCTAGACGTGCGGTCATCCGGGCAAGCGTGCTCTTCCCCACGCCGGACGAGCCGCCGATGAACAGCATCGGGAAGTCGCGTGCCTCCGGGCGCCGCATCGCCGCCACGACCCAGGCCAGGAGCGGGTGGGTCACGCGGCTGGAGCTGAGCTGCAGGAATGTCTCCAGCCAGCCCCAGTCCGGGTTAGGCTCGGCGGGCAGGTAGACCTGGCCGGTCACGTCCGAGGTGTGCTGCGTCGGGGCGTAGCGCCAGGGAAGATCGCCGTCGTAGTGACGATTCGGGTAGACGATCGTCGGCCCGGCGTAGGAATACTCCTTCGGCGGCTCGTGCATCCCGACGCGCGTGGTCTGGAAGATCTCGGGCGTCACGTGGCCGCGCGCCTTGACCCACTCCGCGAGCAGCCGCCGGTCGAAGTCCGTGCCCGTGAAGAGAAGACGCTGTCCGTTGGCCCAGCGGTTAAGGGCCGCGACGGATGCCATGTCCGAGAGCCGCAGCACCGCATCGGTGACGACTCCGGCGTGCTCAAGGGTCACGTCGTAGCCGGGGTCGTCGCCTCCCGCGAGCTGCGCGACCGGCTCGACCGTCCAGTTCGTCACCTGCTCGGCATCGCCAGACTTGCGCGTGATCGCGTAGCCGTTCCGTTCCTTCGACACCAGCACCGGGTAGGGAAGCGGCCGGACGGCCGAACGCAGCAGGCGCGAGATGTCCGCGCGGGCTGAGCGCAGGTCCTTGCCGAGCGGCAGGATGCAGACGCGCACGTCCCAGGAGCTACCCGCCTGGCTGAAGAACTCCTCGATCCACCGCCGGGTCGCCTTCACGCCTTCCTCATCCGGGTCGAGGCCCAGGTAGATGTAGCGCGCGCCCCGGATGAAGTGAACCCAGCTCGCGTCGATCGCCTGCTGTGCGCCAGACGGCAGACCATAGACGTCGATCGGCTCGTTCTGCTGCGCGGCCATGTACGCCGCGTACGCCGTGTCGGTCTCGCCCTCGGCGATGAAGATGCGCTGGGTCTGACGCGGTCGCCAGCTCCCGTAGAGGTTCGGGAAGGAGCTGCCGGAGATGGCGCCCTTCGTTCCATCCGCGTGTCGCTTGTGCGCGCCGGTCAACGTTCCGTCCGGTCCCCAGTGAGGAACGACGACGGTGCCGACCGGGTCGATGCCCCAGCCCCAGTTGTGGATCAGGTACTGGCCCCAGGCGGTGAGCACGCGCGGGTCGTCGCCGGGCGAGCCAAACCCGCCACGGACGGCCAGCACGATCGGAGCGCCGGGGTCCTCGCGGGCGCGCTGCTGGGCAATCGCCACCTCGCCCGCCAGGTCCTCGGGACGGGCGCGAACACGTCCCTGCACGGTCGGCTGGACGTAATCGGGCGGAAGCTCCAGCAGGAAGCGCCGAAGCGTGTCGAGGGCCTGACCGAAGTCCTGGTGCAGCTTCTCGCGGACGAGGCCGATGATGTCGAAGTCCTTGTCGCACGGCTTGCAGCCGATGCGCTGGCCGTCGTCTCCTTCCCAGACCTCCAGGCTCGGGCTGTGGTCGTCATGCCACGGGCAGAGCGCCCGCCCTCGATCGTCCAGCACGATCCCGAGCCGCGCGCAGACGTAGGCCATGCTGAGCGCCCGCTTCAGCTCCTGCGGTGTCGCCTCAAGGCCAGGAAAGGTCCCGCTCACTCCCACCTCCCGAATGATGCCGGTTCGTCGTTCCGCGCGGGCCTCCTACTCGCGCCCACGCAGCTTACCTCGTCATTCCACGGGCCGCTCATCGTTCCACGTCATTCCGTACAGCGGAATGATGAGGCCTCAAACCCGCATCGCTCCGCCACATTCTCCCCTTACTCGTCATTCCATCACTTCAGAGTAGAAGTAGGTACGTGTACGAGGCGCGGAGTGAAACGGGCGGAGACCCACGATTCTGTCAGGGGAGTGGGTCTCCACCGTTCGAATGACGGAATGACGATTCCGGGTCACTCGCCGAGCGGTCCAGGGCTGAAGTCGTGGCCCTCCTCGGGCTGCGCCTCGGCCTGCTCGCCGTAGCCCGCCTGCTCCCGCTCCGCCCGGTAGCGCGGGTAGCGCTGGCGGATGACGTCGGCGTAGCGCGGGTCCAGCTCGACCACGAACGCGCGCCGATCGGTCAGGTCGGCCGCGATCAGGGTGGAGCCGCTGCCCGCGAACGGGTCGAAGACCACGTCGCCTGGCACCGAGCTGTTCTCGATCGCCTGCGTGATCAGCTCGACGGGCTTCATGGTCGGATGCTCGCGGCTCGCACTTGGCGCGTCCACCTCGATGACCGAGGTGCAGTTGTCCGGGCCGAACCACCGCGTCGGAACCTCGCCGGAACGGTTTGCCGCGCTGTTCTCCATCTGGCTGATGCGGCCGGTCCGACGTCCAGGCGTGTAACCGTAGTAGACCGCTTCATGCCGCAGGTGGTAGTCCGAGTGCCCGAGGATCATCCGCTGCTTGACCCAGACGAGCATCTGGAAGTAGCGCCACGGCGTCTCCAGGTTCTCGAACGAGGTAATGAAGACGCCGCCGTTGCGATCGGTCGGGCCTGCGACGTAGAACGGCGCCGACTCCTGCATGATCGTCGCGCAGGCAGTCCAGGCATCGCGCAGCAAGGCACGCAGGCCAGCCTGGTCGCGGGCGTCGTTCTGGATCGTCATCGCGTTGCCCTCGACCTTGCCGACGTAGTCCACGCCGTAGGGCGGGTCGGTCCACATCATCGTGGCCTTGCCGCCTTCACCGAGCATCGCCTCGATGCCGGTCTTCAGCGCGTCGGCGTTCGTGGCATCGCCGCAGAACAGCAGGTGCCGCATCGGGTCCTCGGCCGGGCCGATCCAGTGGAACGAGTTGGGCGGAGTCTCGGGCGTCTCCGGCAGCTCGGGCGCGTCGTTCGTGCCGGGGATGCTGGACTCGATCCGCGACTCCATGTCCTGGAGCGACCAGCCATGCTCGGCTGCCTGGCCCAGCCAGTACTCCGCCTTCTCCGCTCCGTAGCGTCGGACACGGCTGAAGTGCGAGAAGCTGACGCCGGGATGTCCTTCGAACCGCGTCATGTGCCGAGCGCGCTGCTCGTGCGGGAAGAACGCCGACACCGCCGCGTAGACCTTGACCGTCTTCTGGTCGAGGCCACCGATCGGGCTGGGCCGGTCGATCCACTCCCGGTACTCGCGCGGGAAGTGCGCCTTGTAGAAGTTCGCGATGTCGCCGATCGCGAAGCACGTCGCGTCGGTGATGGCGCCGAGACCTTCCGCGAGGCTCAGCAGCTCCTGCTCGGATGCACCGGGCGCGAGCTGCAGACCAACCGTCGTCATGCGGGCGTGCTCGGAGAGCGCGACTCCCTGCCCGCCGAAGACGGCAATCTCAGTGCTGCTCAAGTATCCCACCTCCTTCTATGACTCCCGCATTGTACGCGAACCGCGCCGTCTCCGCGAGCGGGGCTGCGCGTTCTCTGGCCGGTAGACTCGAACCCATGAAGCCAGACGATCTCTCCGGCGTCTACCTCGTGGAGGACGGCGACGCTGCCGCTTTCTCGTGGGGACCGGACGGCGCGCGGCACTCGTTCCGTGGCGTCGAGGACGGCGAGCGCGCACTCCGCAAGGCTGTCGCGCACGGGCTGGCGGTCGAGGAGATCGCGAAGATGTCCGAGTTCGAGCGCGCGGTAGCCCGTGAGCTGTCGGTCGGCGTCGGCGTCCGCAAGGACACCTCGGGCGCCGTGATCATCGGCTACTTCCCCTTCGACGGCAACGGCGACGAGGACGATGCCTTCGCCAGCCAGCTCTCGCAGCTCGGCTCCGGCTCCGTCGCCGCGACCGACATCCACCTGACCCTGCTCTACCTCGGCGAGCCGGACCCCGCCTGGGACCTGGACCTGATCGCCGCGTGCGTCAAGATCGCTTGCTGCACCGCGATGCCGATCAAGGGCTGCGTCTCCGGCCTCGGCCGCTTCGTCGGTCCCGAGGATCAGGACGTCATCGTCGCGCTCGTGGACGTCCCCGAGCTGGGACGGCTGCGTCACCAGATCAAGGACCAGCTCCTCTGCTACGGCGCGCTGCCCTACACAGCGCAGTGCTTTCAGGAGGAGCACGGTTACCTGCCTCACTTCACGATCGCGTACGTCTCCAAGAGTGCAGCATCGCCGTCGCCGCTGACCGAGGTCGTGCCCTTCACGCTCGATTCCCTGGCGCTGGCTGCCGGGCCGAAGCGTGTGCAGTTCGACTTCTCCGGCGGCTACGACGTCGCGACGAGCGATCCTGCACCGTACTACGCCGCGCGCCTGCAGAAGGAAGGGCGCGTGCTGCGCCAGGAGCACCTGGAGTGGATGGAGGACTCGATCGCGCGCATGCAGGAGATCGTGGACAGGGAGCGCCGTCGCAAGAAGCCCGGCAACCCCGAGTCGAAGGAAGACGACTCCACCGGCGACGCCGCAGCGACGGGTGGCAGCGCCGCCCAGATGTCGCGCGACGCCGATGGCACCGAGGACCTGGCCTACACCGTCACGAAGGCGCTGGAGGAGGAGCGGTTCACGCTCGGCCCGCTCTATGCGCCGGAGCGCAAGGACGCGCATGGCGAGTGGACCGACGCCGCGACGCTGCAGAAGGCTGTCTGGTCCTTCGTGGAAGAAAGTGCTGCAAATGGGCGACTTCTGAACCTGCAGCACGGCGATCACGGCACGCAGACGGTCGGCGAGTGGGTCGAGGTCATGGCCTGGCCCTACGAGCACACGATCAAGGTCGCCACGGCTGGCGGCGAGGAGCGCGAGCTGGAGATGCCTGCGGGCACCGTCTACCTCGGCGCCAAGTGGTCGCCGGAGGCGTGGAAGCTCGTCAAGGCCGGGAAGCTCAACGGCTGGTCGCTCGGCGGCTCGGCTGTCCGTGTTGCCACCGAGGGCGACCTGCCGATGATGGGCGATGCCAAGATTCCGGCGGCGGTACGCTAAGCACCATGAGCGATCTCACCGAGGCAACGCGCAAGGCGTACCAGCTCCGTGACCCGCAGGAGGCGATGGAGATCGTCCACCGCACGGGTCCCGTGAGCGGCTTCGGGCTGCACGCCGACCTGACCGACACGGTCAGGGCGCAGGCGGAGCTGCACCGCATCTTCGGTACCGGCGGAGCGCTGCAGAAGGGAGTCTCGGACATCCGGGCGCTCTGGCTGTCTTCGCTCGCCTCGTCTTACTCGCTCCTGAACGACGCGCAGGCTGGCGCGATCGTCAGTGCCTGGAAGCAGGCATTCGGCGAGGACCTGGACGCGCTGCCGCCTGATCAGGTCTACAAGGGCAACGGGCGCAACGTCGGCGACTCCGCGTCGCTGCTCGGCGTCCTGATGGAGGTCGTGACGAAGGCGTCTGACTCCTCGAAGCCCTACGGCAACGTCACCTACGCCGACCCCGGCTGGCAGAAGGACGGGAAGGCGCGCTACCCGCTCGACAGCGAGCAGCACATCCGCGCCGCCTGGAGCTACATCAACCAGGCGAAGAACGCCGCGCTCTACACCGCCGCGCAGCTCGGCAAGATCAAGGCGAAGATCAAGGCAGCCATGCAGAAGATCGGCGCCGACGTCGCTGGCAAGTCCGGCGCTGGCGACGACGGCACGGCGCAGACCTCGGCATCCGGCAAGCCGGACGATCCGAAGGACCCGAAGCTCAAGACTCCGGCTGCAGTCGGGCTGCTCGCGAAGGCGAAGGCGAAGGGCGAGCCGCACGAGTACGACGGCGGCAAGGACGGAACCGGCCCTTGCACCTCCTGCGGCATGTCCAAGAGCGACGGCAACCACCTCCCCGAACCGAGTTAGCCCGTGGCGACCACGCCCGGCAACGGCAGCGGCGACCGCGTCGAGCTGACGCGCGTCTCGATGTCGGTGGAGGTACTTCGCCAGGAGGTGCGCGCGGCCAACGCCGAGACGCGCGATGAGCTGAAGACCTACATCGACACGAAGCTGCAGCCGATCCTCGACAAGCAGGCGGCGGTGGATCGTGGCGACTTCACGATGGCGGCGACTCGCGCGATCAAGGCGCTGATCGCCAAGAGCTTCTCGCAGCGCGCCGCTGCAGGCTTCTCCGCCCGCGAGCGCAAGATCGCGCTGCTCGGGCTGTGCGCGGCGATGATCTCGATGGGCGCAGCCGTGTACGTCTCGATCCACGCAGCGCTGGGAGGGTGAGCACGATGAAGACACCGGAGCACTTCGAGGACGTCACCGACACCTTCCTCGGCATGACGAAGGTGAAGCTCGTCGGAGTCGTCGCCTTCCTCTCGATCGTCACCGCCGCGATCTCCACCGTCTCGCTCGGCTACGCCGTCAGCGCCAACCACCGCGCGGTCGAGTCGCAGAAGGCAGCGGTCGTGGAGGGCCACAAGGTCATCTGCGTGCTGATCCGCTCATCGCTGCAGACGTCGAAGAACCGCGTCTCGGCAGCGCAGTCCGCGAAGGACCTGAACGCGCTCGCCGACCAGCTCCCGAAGGGCAGCGTCGCTCAGCGCGCGGTGTACGACGTCGCGTCGCAGTTCGCAGTCTCGGGCAAGGGCGCCAAGAGCGGCGAGGCTGCGTTCTTCGCCGAGCTGCACAAGATCGGCTGCAACGTCAAGCCTCCCGCATGACCGTCGAGGATCGCGAGCAGGCGATCTTCGGGTCGTTCGATGGTCTCACGACTGGCATCGGCATCATCGCGGCGCTAATCCTCGCTGGGCACAGCAAGGCGGTGGTCGTCGGCGTCATGGGCGCGGCGGTCGCAGCGGCTGTCGGCATGGGCGCGGGCAAGTGGCTGTCCACACCCGATCGCAACTACGGCACGGCTGGCGTCATGTTCATCGCCACGCTGATCGGCGGCGCAGCGCCGGGCATCCCGTTCACGTTCCTGCCGCTGCACTGGGCAGTCGCGGCTACGAGCCTCATCGCGGTCGGCGTCGCGCTGCAGATCGGCTGGTTCCGTGGCGCAGGGATTCGCGGCTACGTCGAGACGGCCGTCGTGCTCGTGCTGGTCACCGTGCTGACGGTGGCCACCGGCGCTGGCCTCGGCTAGAATCCGGCCATGCGCTGTGAGTAGGCGGGTGGGCACCGCCGAGGGGCAGCGAGCAATGCGGTGGGTAGATTCTGCGACCGGGCTGCAGCCCGCCACCCGGCGGGACGAGGGAGCTGCCAAGCTCCGCATCTCGTCGGGTGAGGCCCGGAGACAAGGGCCGGTAGCTCAGGCGGTAGAGCTGCCGGGTGAAATCCGGCGCGCGCAGGTTCGATCCCTGCCCGGCCCATCGGCTGTAGCTCAGCGGAAGAGCACCGGGCGGCGAACCCGGAGGCCGCAGGTTCGAGTCCTGCCAGCCGAATCGAGGACAGTAGACTTTGCCGGGATGGACTGGTCCTTCCTCCCGCACCTCATCCACCCGCTGTCCGGCGACGGCTACCAGTTCTGGTCGGGCATCGGCTCGGACTTCGGTGAGGCGTCGATCCTGACGGCGATCATCGTCGGCTTCCGGCACCGCAACTGCCACGTCCGTGGCTGCTGGCACCTCGGGCACGCCGATCCCGAGCACGGCTTCCCCGCTTGCAAGCGCCACCACTCGAAGCGGCACCTGCACGGGCTTGACCCGAACGCCGACTGACGCGCTATATTCTGAACTGTCAACGATCGAGGGAGGACCCTTTGAGCACCATGTCTTCGTCGCTCCGGCGACGCAACCCACTCGACTTTCTGCTGTGGCCGATCGCCAAGCGCGACTGGAACGGTCGCCTGGTGCTGCGGGACGGCATCGCGGCGATGATCGTCGTCGGCGCCATCGTCGGCGCGGTGGTCGGGATCGTCTACGGCTGCATGCAGTGGGACATGTCGAACACCCGCGCCTACTGCTCGTCGCTGAACGGGCGCAGCGGGATGCCGACCGAGTTCATCCAGACCAGCGCCTTCGACTGGGACTGCTACGCGAAGACGCCGGGCGGGAAGCTCGTGCCCACCAGCCAGATCACCTACTTCGTCGGGAGGTCGAAGTGAACTTCGTCAAGGGGACGCTCGGCCTCTTCATCGCAGTCGCGCTGCCGATCGCCCTGGCCCTGGTCTTCACCGGGCTGGGCCTCGGCTACGACCACCAGCACGTCAACGACCTGACGCTGATCAGCTCTGTCACTCCGGCTGGCGGCGGCGAGATCGACAGGTACGCGCCGCACTCCTTCTACCACAGCACGGGCGAGATCGTCGCGGTCTCCGGCGCCATCGCCCTCGGCTGGGTGGTCGTCTCGGCCCTCTGCATCTGGCTCGGGCTGACGATGTTCGTCAAGCGGAACGTTCGCTGGGACTAGGACGCGTAGCAGGCGGCAGGCGAGGCGCCGGGCGACCGGCGCTTCGTCGTTGTATAATCCAGGCAACGCGTAAACCCCTGCCATCAACCTCTATAGCAGGGCGCGGTAATCAAGGAGGACAGGTGAAGCGCAAGCTCATCTTCCTGTCGGTGGCGATGGCGATGGCGGCGAGTGTCGCCTTCTCGTTCGCTCCGGCGGCATCGGCCTATGCAACGTGTACCGGCGTCGCGGTGGTTCCGCGCTGGCACGCAGGCCAGAACCAGCAGACGAACCCGAACGGCTCGCTGACGCCGTACATCGACGGCTCCTGTAGCCAGGACGGGTTGAACGCAAACGTCTGCATCCAGTACAAGCTGGAGCCGTCGAACGGCTACAAGCTCGACCAGAACGGCAACCCGGTCCCGGACAACAACCCGTGGACGACCTACGTCTGCGGTGGGCAGCTCGGCAGCGGCGGCTACCCGAATCCGCCGAACGGCACCGAGTTCGCAGGGCCGCAGCTCAACTGCGACAGCCTCTCATCGACGTATGCCGGTGCGACCTGGCGGACCTACGCCACCATCACCTCGACCGATGGAGGAGGCACCGGCTACCTGACGTCGCCGCTCATCCAGGGCAACGGCGTCGGCTGCGCCGCACCGACCGGATCGTCGTGCAACGGGTCGGGCATCTGCATCCCGGACACCCAGGCCAACATCTTCGACACGTACTCCGGCCTTGCGCCGACCGAAGGTGGAGACGGCTACGAGCACTGCGGCGCCACGTACTACGGCTTCGACCCGCTCGGGGAGTTCGGCCAGAACCTGATCTTCGTCTACCCGGTCGCGTACGAGTGCGATGGGAACAGCCCGTACAACCAGGTCTGGATCAGCAACGCGCTTACGCGCGTCGGCTCGAACGGCGGTGCCTACAACGTCTGGAGCGCATCGGCTACCGAGAGCGGAGGCGCCGACCTGTCGGGCTTCCTGATCGGCGGCATTCACACCTGCGGCTGGTCGTCGGTCGCCAACCTGTTCTACAACACGGTCGATCTCACCCTTTCGTCGGTCTACGGCACGACGGAGGACTCCACCGTGGACGACGTTCAGTACGTCCCGAACTGCTCGTAGCTGAGCCGGGATGCTGCGGAGGGCCGGTTTCGACCGGCCCTCCGTCGTTCAGGTAGACTAGGCCAGGAAAGGGAGGTGGCATGACGCTCACCGAAGAGGAGCTGCTCGACAAGATGCGAGCGGCGGAAGTGCCGGACGGCCTCGGGACGTTCCGGCTCACGAAGGTGCAGGAGGACGGCGAGGGCCGGAAGGTCAAGCTCTCGCGGGTGTTCGAAATGCAGGAGGTCGAGGCCCGGCTGAAGGACGGCTGGGAGCCGGACGCTCCCGACGAGGCACCTGGCTCGGACGCGCACGTTCCGGCCTCGGGCTTCGCGGACGGCGACTATCGGCTGACGCGGGTCGTCACCGACAAGGAGGGCCGCGACGTTCCGATCACGAACGTGGTCGGGCTGGCCGACGTCCCTGCTCGGCTGGAGGCGGGCTGGAAGCCTGCCGACGCACGCACGACCGATGCGCTGGTGGAGCGGGGCCTGATCGACGCCGACGCGGAGGACGCCGAGGTTCGGACGGAGGTCACGAAGCCGAAGACGCCACGGCGCACGAAGCCGAAGGCGAAGGAAGCGACACCTCCGGCGCCGAAGGTCGAGCCGAAGGCCGACAAGGACGAGTAATGCGGGTCCGGCGGGCACCGGCAGCGACGGCCTCCGATCGGGAGGCTCTCGCTGCCGTTGCTCGGATCGAGGAGGCGCTGGCGCTCGTCGTCGCGGCGCTGGAGTCGGTGGCCCGTCGACTGACCGTCATCGAGGAGCAGACCAAGCCGAAGCCACGCGCACCGCGCAAGCCTCGCGCCAAGCCTGCACCGAAGCCCGAGCCGGAGACGCTGCCAGCGAGCCTGGCCGTTGAGGATGAAGAGCCGGGTCCCTCGTCCGAGGAAGAGGACGTCCTCGCTGAGTTCACGCGGCGCTTCGAGGAGCTGGCGGACGGCGACGACGTTCCGTCAATCGAGGTCGAGGAGCAGCTTGCCCGTGAGTTCGCTGGGCGGCTGCCGCAGTTTCCTGCCGAGGAAGATTCCCGCGAGACGCGTCGTCGGCGCGCTGGCCGGGTATCCTGAACAACGAGAAGGGAGGGAGAATGGCCCAGAAGACGATCGAGGAGAAGGTCCTGGCCGCGACTGGATCGGCGAAGTCGAAGACGACGCTCGCCGAGAAGTTCGACGTCAGCTACACCTACGTCTCGCGCACCGTCAACGCGCTGGTGAAGAAGGGCAAGCTCATCGCCATCACCGGCAAGCAGAAGAAGGGCGCGATCGGCAGGCCCGCGACGCTCTACAAGCGGGCGGCGTAGGACGATGGCGGAGAGCGAGCGCAGCTACGACCACACCGAGCGCATCCGCAAGCTGCGGAAGATGGTCGAGCGCGAGGAGAAGGCCGGGTCCGAGGACGAGGACCGGCTGGCGCCCGCGCAGACGTTCATCCACAAGCACGGCGATGGCGGTGTTGCCTCCACGCCAGGCGGAGGGCGCGAGCGCACGACGCGTCCTGGATGAGCTAGACTCGGGCTTCATAGCGGCACCAAGCTGCCGCGCTGAGCTACCGGGGAGGGAGCCGCCGCAAGGCGGCTTCCTCGTTCTTGAACCCTGCGCTATAGTCCGCGCATGGACATCTTCGACCTGATCGACCCGTTTGAGCTGGAGGAGATGATCGAGGCGGGATACGTCTCCGCGCAGCAGCATCCACTGCTGCCGCTCACGATCCTCAACTACACCCACCGCTGCCAGTATGATCGCGCCTGGAACGCGACTACGATGAAGTGCCGTGGCATCATCTACGGCACGCAGGACGGCGTCATCTATGCGCGGCCGTGGGCTAAGTTCTTCAACTACGGCGAGCCGACGCCGGAGGGCCTCGTGCTCGACCCGGATGCGCTCGTGGAGGTCACCGACAAGCTGGATGGCTCGCTGGGCATCGGCTACTTCGACCCGACCTGGGGCGGGTTGTCGATCGCCACGCGCGGCTCCTTCACCTCCGACCAGGCTCTGCACGCATCGAAGCTCTACCAGCGCCGGTACGCGCACTGGATGCCCGAGGAGGGCTGGACGCCGCTGTTCGAGATCATCTACCCGGAGAACCGGATCGTCGTGGACTATGGCGGCGAGGACGACCTGCACATGATCGGCCAGGTCAAGATCGAGACCGGCGAGCTGCGAGGCCCGTCGCTCGAATGGCCCGGACCGATGGCGGCGCTGCAGCAGGCGCTGACCTTCCGCGATGCGGTGGCGCTGCCCGAGCGACCCGGCAAGGAAGGCGTCGTCGTTCGGCTGCTGGAGACCGACGCGCTGGTCAAGATCAAGCAGGCCGACTACGTCGAGCTGCACCGGATCGTCACCCACCTGAATGAGCGCACGGTCTGGGAGGCGATCGTCGCCGACCGCTTCGAGGAGCTGATCGAGACGCTGCCCGACGAGTTCATGGTCTGGGCAGAGAACGTCCGACGCAACCTGCAGGCCGAGGCCGACTACATCGAGGCGCGCATCCGCGAGAAGTACGCGTCCGCGACGTCCTGGATGCAGGACCGGCACGGCTCCGACTGGTCGCGCAAGCAGTTCGCGGAGCTGGTCACCCGGCAGCCGGAATGGGCGCCGTACATGTTCCTGCTGCTGGACGGCAAGAACGTCCACGAGAAGATTTGGGCGTCGATCAGGCCGGAGGCGGCAAAGCCGCTGATGGACCGAGGAGAGGAGATCGCATGAGCGATAGCGACATCGTCGTGGAGGCCCTCAAGCAGAAGCTCGGCGACGTCCAGCGTCAGAAGGAGAACGCGATTACCGAACGCTCCAGCGCACTCGGAGATGTCGAGCTGTGGACGCGGGAGCAGGGCAAGTTTCAAGAGCAGGAGACGGCACTCATCAACGCGCTCGACGTCATGGCGCCGGGCTGGGAGGAGTCGGCATGACCGGCAAGAAGAAGGACTACGTGTTGGCGAAGGTCATCGGCGCCGGGATCGGCCGCGCGCTGATCGGCGTCGAGTACGGGATGGGCGCCTGGATCGTGCTGCACCTGCTGGGGAGGCCGTGGTGACCGTCGAGGAGCTGACCGACCTGATCTACGTCCCGTTCGACCGCACGCCGGGTGAGGGGTCGTGGACGAGCGGCGGCTTCAATACCGTGGACGAGTCGAAGGTCGGCCCGTTCGGAAAGGAAGACGTTGCCGAGGTGCTCTACGGCGGTTCGTCGGGCGACGGGTGGGACGGCTGGGAGGCTGCCGTGATTCGCCTGAAGGACGGGCGGCTGGTGGCCTGGGCGTCGTTCTACGGGCCGACCGGCGATGGCTTCCACGAAGACGCCTATGGCGGCGACGCCGAGGTCTGGTTCTCTGGGCCGGACAACCTCTCGCTGCTGGTCAAGCAGGCGCTCGGCGACTGGCAGCGTCGCGGGCTGCGGATTCCCGAGGAGCTGTGGTCATGAGCCGCTTGAAGGTGGCGCTCGCCATCGTCGCCTGCCTGGGCCTCGCGGCCTACGGCGCGCGGGAGATGCTCTCATGAGGGGCGCCGACTACATGGAGCCGCCGAGCGAGAGGCCGGTCGATCACAAGGCGGCGCTCAAGGCGGCGCAGCTCGACCACGACATCGCCGAGAAGAAGTCGCGGCTGCAGCGCAAGGCCGACCGTCGCGCTCGGCGCCGCTGCTTCTGGACGCGGCCGCGCGGCCACAACTGGGTCGGCTCGGCGCCGAGCGAGGCGAGCGACTTCCACTGTGCCAACTGCCCGGCGACCAAGACCGTGTCGGTGGACTATGGCTGGTAGTTCAGGTAGGGTGAGCGCATTGACTCCTGAACTGATCGTCACTCGCGGCATCCCCGGCTCAGGCAAGACGACCTGGGCGAAGGCGTGGGTCGCCGATGACCCGGTCAACCGGGCACGCATCAACCGCGACGACCTGCGGCTGATGCTCTACAACCGGGGCTACCCGCTCGACCCAGACCCGAAGATCGCCCACCGGCTGGAGACCAACCTCTCCGCCGCGCAGCAGGAGGCGGTGCGCGGGTTGCTGGAGGCGAAGCGCTCGGTGGTCGTGGACGACACGAACATCTCCTCGCGCTACCTGCGGGCTTGGCGGGAGCTGGCGCAGGACGCCGGTGCCGACTTCTCGGTCAACGACGACTTCTGCTCCGTGCCGCTCGACCTGTGCATCGAGCGCGACCGCCACTACACGCGTGGGACAATGGTCGGCGAGGTCGCGATCCGGCAGATGCACGCGCGGCTGCAGAATGCGCTCGGCAACGAGTCGCGCGGCACCGTCTTCTACGAGGACGGCGGCTACCGCTACCAGCCCGACTTCCGCCTGCCCTCCGCCTTCCTGCTCGACCTGGACGGCACGGCGGCGCTGCACGTAGACCGCTCGCCCTACGACTACTCGCGGGTCAACACCGACGAGCCGAACCAGCCGGTCATCGACCTGGCGAAGCAGCTCGTCTCAGCGGGCTGGGTCTGCATCTGCCTCTCGGGTCGCCCGGATTCGTGCCGGGACGCGACCGAGGAGTGGCTGCGCTGGTCGGGCGTCCCCTGGCACTCGCTCTACATGCGTGAGGAGGGCGACACGCGCAAGGACGAGATCGTGAAGCTGGAGATCTTCCAGCAGATGATCGCCGACTACTGGCACGTTCGGCTGGCGCTCGATGACCGGAACCGGGTCGTCCGCATGTGGCGCCGGATCGGTCTGCTCTGCGCGCAGGTCGCGCCGGGAGCGTTCTAGGCGGGCAACGGCCCGCCGGAGAATCTCCGTCCAGAGAACCTTGCTGGCGGCTGGTAGACTGGTTCTGAAAGGAGGGCTATGGACGAGGAGTTCGAGATCGAGGTCGAGTTGGACTGGAGCGGCCAGGAGACGGTGCGCTCATTGCTCCGGCGGATCGACCGCAAGCTCGACAAGGTCCTCAAGCTCCTGCAGCACGCCGGGTCGGGACGTCCGGCGAGCGGCAGCTTCTTCTTCACGTCCCATGACGGAAAGGTGAGCATGGCCGACTTCACTCTGAAGGACACGGACCCGGCAGGCGTCGGAGCCGTCTCCTACGTGGATGCGGACGGCGCTCCGGCTGCGGCTGGTGCGGCGCCCGTGTGGTCGGTGGACGACCCGACGATCCTGGCGGTCACTCCCGCTGCGGATGGCCTGTCGGCGTCGATCGCACCGGCCCAGCCGCCGAAGCTCGGCACGGCCACCGTCACGGTCACCCTGACCAACCCGGACGGCTCCGTCGTCACGGTGTCGGCACAGGGCGCGGTCGTCGGCGGCGAGCCTGCCAGCGGCACGTTCGCGTTCACGCCGGGCGCGTAGCTCGGCAAGGCCTCCCGGTTCGAATCCGGGTCGCGCTACGGCGCGGGAACCAGGTGATTCAGGCGCCCTGGCAGCAAGAGCCTCCCTCGGGAGGCTCTGCTGGTGCTGGGTAGAGTTGGAGTGTGGGATACGCGCCGGTCAGCCTCATCACGATCGGGCCGGAGCCGCCGGGGTCGGGCAGCGGAGAGCTGACCGTCACCGAGGGCGAAGGGCCGAAGTTCTCCGCCGCTCCGTGGAAGGGCCTCGTCTGGCCGACGAACGACATCCCGCAGCTCGGCGTCAATGCCTGCGAGATCGAGGTCAACAACGTCAACGGAGACGTGCTGTCCTTCGACCGCGACGACCCGACGATCGACATCCACGCCGGGCTGCAGGTCGCCGAGATTCAGGCCATCCCGCTGCACGGGATCGGTGGCTCGATCACGCTGTCTGCCGTGTTCGCTTCCGCGAGCGGACCGTACACCGCGCTCCTGCGCTCGCCGTCCGGCTCGCTGTCCTCCCCGGCGGCTGTCGATGGCGGAGCCGGGAGCGCCTGGTACGGCTTCGCGCCGAACCGCAGCGGCACCTGGGCGTTCCAGTTCGAGGACTCGCTCGGCGACCGCTCTCCCGAGCAGGAGTTCTTCGTGCCCTTCGTAGGCACGGAGTAGGCTGACAGCATGGGCCGCGTCCAGATTCCTGTCGCCCGCGTCACGCGCTCCGGCATCGGAGGCTCGGCGTTCGTCCAGGGCGACGACCAGAACAAGATGTACTTCGCCAACAACGCCGGGAACACCTGGCTTCTGGCGGTCAACGACGACGCGGCCGACGCCTACGTCGGCGCCGAGTTCGCTACGCCGCAGCTCGACACGGTTCCGACGCCGGACCGCCTGGCCACGGTGCCCGCAGGCGGCTCGGCCTGGATCGGGACCTTCCCGCGCATGTGGTACAACCAGGACGACAACAGCGTCTGGATCAACCCCGGCACCGGCCCGGCCCATCCGACCACGCCGACCTGGGTCAACCTCTGGTTCAAGGCCTTCGACTTCCAGGACATCTAGTGGCAGACGAGATCGTCAACGTTCGAGGATGCGCGCGCTGCGGTGGGACGCACGATGGGCTGGCGTTCAAGAGCCTCGATGCGCCGATCGTGGAGTCGGACGGCACGATCCTCACCCACTCCGCGCCCTGCCCGAAGACGGGTCGCGCGATCCTGCTCGGGACGGCGCCGGTCGGCAAGGCGAACAGCATCCCGGCGGCGGTCAACTATCGCCCGGCCAGCGCGCCTGGCGAGTCGTGTGCGACCTGCGCCTACTTCGACGTCGAGACCGCGCGCTGTGCCATGTTCGACGTCACCGTCTCGCCGAAGTACGTCTGCGACAAGTGGAGCGACGTCGTGAAGCGCATCGTGCGCGGAGTCGCACAGGCAACCGAGTTCAAGCTGGCGAAGCTCAGAAAGGCGGCGCGCTGTGGCTAGCCCTGTTCCGCATCCCCTGCCCTCGTGGTGGGACGAGGCGTGCGACTACCGCTACGGCATCCTGCCGAGCAAGCCGCGCCCGAAGGACATCCCGCACCTCACTCGCCCGCAGTACGACTGGTGCTTCGAGCAGTGGGCCGAGTTCGACGCGTGGAACACCTGGAAGGACAAGGGCGGACCGCGTCCGGCGGTCTGGCACCTCGTCCCGCTGTGGGCGTGGCGCCTGCGGCACGAGCTGCTGCACGCGCATCCGAAGCCGCCGAAGCCTCCGCCTGCTCACCCGGAGCCGGTCAGCATCTGGAAGAACCCGCCCTGGAAGGGGCGTGGCATCCACATCGCCTGGGGCTTCGAGTCGGGCGACTGGACACCGGCGCAGATTGCCGCGCGCCTGCACAAGGCTGGCTTCTCGTGGGCCGCGCTGGAGGGCAGTCCGGCGCTGCAGAACGAGCAGTTCATGGCCGACTTCGTGGCGGCGCAGCACGAGCTGGGCATGAAGGCGATCCTCTGGGAGCGCAGCGACGTGCAGAAGGACTACCCGGAGCCGCGCCTCGACCACGTGACCCGGCTGCTCACGACCTACGGCTTCGACGCGTATGGCGCCGACATCGAGGAGTTCCCGATCGACACGCCGGACTTCCCTACGGCCTTCGCCAACGCTCACCCGACCTTCCCTCGCGTCACGCTGTGTGCGGGCATGGCCGACGCGGTCTACTACCAGACCTGGATCGCAGCGGGCTGGGACTGCATGACCGAGGCGTACTCGGGCATGGCCGGTGTCGCGCCGGGCGTCGGGATCGCAGGCGCGATGGACAGCGACGCCTTCTGGCGCGGCTTCCCTCGCAACGCCGTCCCGAAGCCTGGTCTCTGGGGAGGCAACGGAACGGGGCCGCACACGTGGCCGATCATCGAAGTCAACGCCGAGAAGAACCCTGGTCTCGCTCCGCAGCTCAGCGCCGTCGCTCCCTGGGGCGACAACTACTCCATCTGGGACGCCGAGCAGATGCAGGACGCGGACTGGGCCGTCTACGGTGCTTGATGCGCGGCTGTTCTCCGTAGGGAAGAACGTCGTCCCGCCACCCGAGTGGCGTCCGACCGCCGCGATCGACTTCGACGGCGTGCTGCACCACTACACCGGCGACGGCGCCACGACGCCGGTCGCGGTCGATGATCCGCCCGTCGAGGGCGCGATCGAGTGGCTGACGGCGATGCGCGAGATCTTCGACGTCGTGGTTTTCAGCTCGCGCGGCCGGGACACCGGGGACGTGCTCACGGTGCAGCGCTGGTTGGAGGCGCACGGGCACGGCGACATTCCGGTTACCGCGATCAAGCCCATCGCGCACGTCTACGTGGACGATCGGGGCTGGCGCTTCGAGGGGCCTGGTAAGTTCCCCGACCCGCAGGTCCTGCTCAGCGCCCGTCCGTGGTGGTCGGAGGCCGACACGGGCGCGGACGCGCTCGCACGGGGCCTCTACCGCGAAGCCGTGCGGCACGAACCGGAGACCACCGCGTTTATGGAGCAGGCGGCGCGCGCCACGGGCGGCTATCTCGGCGGGCTGGAGTTCCGCTGGAAGGACCCGACGACGCTCGCGGCCAAGATCAAGGCGGTCGCCGAGCGCGACGACTCGACCCTGGAGGACGCGGCCGGGCATGTCTACGACGCGCTCCGCTACACGCTGATCTACCCGACGATCGACTACACGGACGGCGTTCGAGCGGCGCTCGCGGACCTGCCGCTCACGGTCCAGCGACTCCGCAACTACTGGACAGGCACGCCGGGCAGCCAGCGATTCCTGCCGGGCACCTACGTCGGAATCAACGCTGTTCTCAGAACCGACGACGGATTCCCGGTTGAGCTGCAGTTCCACACGCCGGAGGGCCGCGCCGCCAACGGCGCCAACCAGCTCCTCTACCAGATGGTCGATGACGCGTCGCTGACGCCGGAGGACGCTCAGCGAATCGGCGACGAGATGCGGGCGAACGTGGACGCCGTGCCGAGGCCCGAGGGAGTGCAGAATATAGGCGCGACCGCTAAGCTCGCCGCAGCCCTGCTCAGCGTGCCGGGGCCGACCACGCTCTGAGGCGCGGACCCGCAAGGTGTGGTTGGATTCGGCCGCGCGCCCGTGGTACGCTGAGCAGTCCTATACCCCGAGCTGGAAGGAGGACCCTCCGAGGCAGCCGCTAGCCGGGAAGACCCGGACCCTAGACAGGTCGGACAAGAAACCGAGGCCCGCGCAAGCGGGCCTCCCTTCTTCCGGCACGGATGGCGCCGGTAGACTTCCTCCCGTGAGCATCACGATCAACAAGGTCAACCGGGCGGACGGCACGTACGACGTGTCGGCAACCGGCGCGGACGACACGGCCCTGGCAGCGCTCAACGGCGAGGCCACCGGACCCGGCGATGCCGGGCGCAACGACGGCGAGTTCTGCGAGCTGATCGGCACCAGCCGGTACCTCGTGACCGCCGGAGTGCTTCGGGCGCAGGGCGTCTCGGGCTTCGCCGCCCCGCAGTACACCGGCGACGCTTCGGCCTACTCCTTCAAGGGAGTCTAGGCTCATGCCGCAGGTGGACTACCCGGTCCTCGCGGGGTCCGCAGCCGACACCGCGCTCCAGGCGAAGACGCCGACGACCGGCGGCTTCAAGGTGCAGGTCACGAAGTCCGCGCATGCGGACGGCCTCGACACCTTCAACGAGCAGCTCATCATGAGCTACGAGCGCGCCCGCAAGCACCTCCAGGCTGGCACCGGCGAGCTGCTCTAGGGACCTGGCATGACGCCGTCCCTGGTCAAGTTCAACCGGGCCGACAACACGGCTCTCGTCACCGGCGCCTACGGGGACTTCTCGGGCTACAAGCACTCGACCGACTACCCGGCGGCGCAGTACGTCTCAGCGTTCTGGGCGGACGAGGTGGACGGCGAGGCGGTCATCGAGGACGTGGACGGCTCGGTGCTGCCGGGCACGAATCCTGCCTGGGTCATCAGCCGGGCGCTCGCGGTCAACCTCGGCCTGACCAACTAGGCGGCGGGCGTGCCGATCACGCTGGTGCGGATCGACCGCACCTACAACGCGTACTGGGTCACGGCGTCGGGCGCAGAGGAGGCGCAGCTCCAGGCGATGGACGGCTACGTCGATTCGACGGCTGCGTCTGGCTCGGAGGGCATCGCGGACGGATCGAAGCAGTGGGTGGACCAGGGCAGCAACCGCTCGCTGGGATCGCAGTACCGGATCAGCCGCGCAGCGGCCGAGGCGATGGGCGTCATCGCCCCAGGCACGCCGTAGCAGCGAGCCGGTAGACTCTCAGCCGTGCAGCTCTGGCGGACGATCAAGCTCGGGACGACCGGCGCCGACGCGAAGGCGGCGAAGCGTGCGCTCGCGCGTGCAGGCTACGGTCCCGGCAAGCTTGCGGGCCTGACGCCGGTGTTCGGGCCATTCTCCGTGCGCTGGCTGAACCAGTGGAAGAAGACGGTCAGCCTGCCGCAGAACGGCCAGATTCAGCAGCCCGCGCTCGATGCGCTGTGGCCCTGGTTCGACGCCTACGCGCGCAAGCTCTACGCCAGCTACAAGCCTCCGGCGGTGTACGTCAACCCGTTCGCACACTCGAAGGGCCTCGTACCCGAGCGCACCGACGACGGCGTGGACTACGGCGGCAACGCCGGGTCGCCGATCGGAGCGCTGGGGCGTTCGAAGATCATCGAGGCGACGACCGATTCGCACTGGCCGGGACCCTACGGCAACCCGTCCGGCTTCAACGGACACGGCGGGCTGATCCACGGCGTCTTCCTCGACGGCCCGAACGCTGGTGAGGAGTGGTACCTGGCGGAGTACATCCACGTGGACTGCGGTGTGGGTGACGTCGTCCTGCCGGGCCAGCAGATTGCTCGGTTCTACCACGACGCGAACACGGGCGTCGGTATCGAGTACGGCTTCGGGATCGGCGGCGACCACCAGTCCGCCACCGAAGCAGGTAAGGCGTGGGCGCGGCTGCTGCTCTCCACCGGCGCTCCGGTCCGCGACGATCCGGGTCCTGGGTCGTCTCTGTCCCCGTTCGGAAAGGTGGTTCAGTAATGCTCGCCGACATCACCATCTCGTTCTGGCAGCTCATCCTGGGCATCCTCGCGGTGCTGGCGATCATCTGGTTTGTGAGGCACCTCTAGTGCCGTTCGCCGGGCCGCAGCTCATGCCGCGCGTCTTCGCCAAGTACGCGGCGAAGCACTGGGGAGGCATCGGCCTGATCAAGGCCGTGGCCACGGCGCACTCCGAGTCGCAGCTCTACGTCGGCGCATGGCACGACAATCTCGACGCGAACGGCAAGGTCGTCTCGCGCGACTGCGGCATCTTCCAGATCAACATCCCGGCCTCCCAGATCGGCACGCCTGCCGAGGCAGCGCTGCGGACCGAGAGCACCGACCCAGCCATCTGGGTCCCGGTGGTCGAGAACAGCGTCGAGGCAGCGCTGAAGCTCTACGACCAGCCCTGGACGCGCGACGGCAAGCCCGACCTCCGCAAGTGGGAGCCGTGGTACGGCTACACGCTCGGCTACGCGACCTGGGCGGAGTGGTGGGTCTTCCACCAGGAGCCTGCGCCACCGCACTGGTTCTACACCGGGAGGCACGTCCAGAAGGCCATCCCCGGCGTCGCCAACTACCACCTCCTGATCGCGGCCGACTGGTCCGGCGAGGAGGCGCTCGCCTTCGCGAAGAAGATGCAGGGTGTCTTCAGGATCGAGGGCACGCTGAAGCTGACGGACAAGGGCGTAACCTGGGGCAGCTTCCCTGCCGAGCCGACTGCACCACCGGCAGACGGTGTCGGCCCGAAGCCGACGCCGAACGACGGCGCCTAGTTCTGCCAGACTGGGTACAGCTCGACAGCCCAGTCGTCTTCGTCGTACTCGCGACCCCAGAGCCTGCAGCACTGCCGCAGGCGTGACTCGATCGTCTGCAGGGCGAGGTTCCGGGTCGGCGCAACGAGGGCGCCAAACTCCAGCCGCGTCGGGACGAACGTCCCGAAGGCCGGAGGGCCGGTGACGTCCGCACGCCAGTGCGGGCAGGCGATGGAGATGATCGCGCAGAGCTGGTCGTAGTCCATCAGCAGCCGAGGCGTACCATCCCACTCGGAGATCGGCGCTTCGGTCCGCTCCGGGTTGAAGAAGCTGTCGGGCCAGTCGCTCATCGCTTCGGTCGCTTCCGCTTCTTGCGCGGGTCTGCGCTGCTGAGCGGCTGGACGTTGCCCGACTGGTCGATCGACACGTTGGGCAGGTCCTGCACGCTGAAGACGGATGCGGGCGCGTCGGCCATCACTCGGAGTCTACCGGCGCTGGCGTGTTCCGCCAGTTCAGGTATGATTCGGTGCATGAAGCGAAAGGACGGAGCCGAGTTGGGATTCTGCGAGCGCTGCTTCCGTATGCGCTGGCTGCGCGCGTCCTCGGTCACGAAGCGAGTCGGCGACGTGCCGTATGGCACCTGCACCGGCTGCGAATCGGAAGGGAGCGCTCCATGAGAGCCGACGACTACCCGATGCGCTGCACCGGCTGCGACCGCTACGTCTACGAGGATGCGGATTCGCCGCCCTGCCCTAACTGCTTCCCTGGTTTGGCGATGACCCGACGCGAGGCGGAGGATGCTGGCCTGTCGGAGGAGAAGATCGCCGAGGAGTTCGGGCAGGTCGCTGCCCGTAGGCGGGCGCCCGCAGCAGATGACCCAGACGAGTCCCGAGGGACGGAGGGCGCTGCGGGCACTCGCACTTCTGGAAGGGCCGCATGAGCTTCGGCAAGCGCTGCGAGGACTGCGGCGGCATCGCCGCCATCCACCGCGTCGCGATCAAGAGGAAGCTGCCCACACACAGCCGCTTCATCCGCGAGGCGATCATCGAGTGCTGGGCCTGGTTCTGCGGCGCGTGCTACATGCGCCGGGCGCCGTGGCGCTCGTAGAGTTCATCGGCGGTCCATTCGACGGCCAGACCGAGCTGGTCCACCCACCTGTGCCCGGTGGGGAGATGCCGGAGCAGCTCGCCTACGTCTACCGGCAGCCGACGATCGCGGTGCTGCTTCCCGTCGATCGTGAGGAGCCGATCGCGATTCCGGCGAACGCGCTCTTCTACACGCGCATCGAGGCGACCGACCGCGCGTCGGACGGCGCCGAGATTACCTACTACGCCGCGCTGCACGAGCTGGACTGGGATGAGGAGCCGCTCCAGGTTCACGACGAGCTGATCTTCGAGACGGGATCGCGTGACATGACGATGGAGGAGTATGCGGCCGTGCTCGACATCGGGCGGGACCTCGGCCGAAGCTACACCGAGATGAGCGCGCTCGTCGGCGACTCGATCCGTGAGATGGGCGAGGCGGTTGCCGAGTCCGCTCGCGCGATGCGGCCGATGCAGTTCGCCACCGACATCTTCGGCAACCGGCACCGGGTCGAGAACGACCGGCCGCTGGCGGGCACGGTGCCTCCTCCCGGCTCGACGCACCTGCCGCCGGAGTCGAGCGACCGGCGCTACTTCGGGTTCGACGTCGCGTCCGCCATCGACAATACGGTGCCTCCCTACACCGCCGAGCTGCGTGGGCCGGACGGCAACGTCATCGGGACAATCTCGAACATCGAGATGACCACCCGGCTGGGCGAGGCGGTCGAATGCACTTTCACGCTGCGACCCGATCAGGCTGCTGTTCTCAGTCCTGGCGACCTGCGCGGCTACTCGATCGCCACGCGTCGAGGCGCCGACGAGCCACGTCGCGAGATCGACAACCTACACCTCCAGTCGATTCGAGCCGAGCCGCCGGTGGTTCAGGCGGTTGACCTCGTGGGCGGGCCATACCTGGCAACGGTTCCCGGCCCGACCGAGTTCCGGGTCACGGCGCAGCAGGCACCTCCACCGCGCCCGGTCGTCCGCGACGTCTGGCGCGACCCGCGTGCAGGCAACTGGACGGTGCGCTATGCGGACGGATCGCTGCGGTACGTGAACGACGAGGTGATCGAAGAGCCGAACCGCGAGCTGCTCGACCGCACGCTGGCGGAGATCGGGCTGCGCGTCGGCTACACCGCTGAAGGCTTCGAGACGATCGAGGGCATCGAAGAGGACCCCGGATTCTAGAGTGCAAGAACTACCCGTTCGAGGGATGCGGTCCGTCCTCCCCTTCGGCGATAATCCGGGTATGGAGACCAACAAGGAGGCCACGATGAACGCACTAAGCGCACCGCTGCCCAGCGCGATCGACCCGAGCTTCCCCGCGAAGAAGAACGCGCGGCTAGCCGCACGGCTCGCCTACGCGCGGGAACAAGGCCAGGGCTACCTGACCTGCTCGATCGGCCACGGCAACGCCGTCCACGCCGCGATCAAGACCACGCGCGGCTGGGGCGGGCACGACCATCCCCGCGCACTCTGCCAGCCGCACTCGCCGCGCTTCTTCGCGGTCGAGCACGACCCGGTCGGCGACGACCGCGCGGTCACCTGCCAGCGCTGCTTGGCGGGTCTGGAGAAGCGGTCATGACGCGCCACCTCTACTTCGCCTTCGGGATGAACATGGACCCGGAGACGATGGACTACCTGCCCGGACCGCCGATCCCGCTCGGCCGCGCCTGCCTGCCCGACTGGGGCTTGCGGATGCGGGCCTTCGCGGACATCGAGGAGGCGCCGGGCGAGGTCGTCTACGGCGTCCTTTGGGAGCTGACCCCGGAGGCTCTGCTGCGGCTGGATCAGCGCGAGGGCTACCAGCCCGGAGGCTTCGGCATGTACGACCGCCGCGAGGTCACCGTGCTCGATCGCGACGGCCAGCCCGAGAAGGCGATCGTCTACTTCATGACGGATCGCTCGCGCGAATGGACGCAGCGACCGGCATCGGAGCACTACCTCGGCATGCTCCGCCAGGGCTACGCGCACTTCGGCCACGGGCCGGAGGCGGTCGCCTCGATGGAGAAGGCGCAGGCCGATGCCACTCCGCCCCGGACATTCTGGGACGACTTTCACGACCACTACCCGGATGGCCTTGCGCGCCACCCGGACGCAGAGGAGGACTGATGAGCAAGATCGTAGACCTGGCCCAGCGGCGCTTGAAGCGCAAACTGCTGAGCGACGACACGCGGCGCCTGCGCCGTCTGATCGCCGCGCTGAAGGAGGCGGGCGACCGCGCGCACCACGTCGCCCGTCGCGCCGAGGCGCAAGGCGCCACCGAAGGCGCTCGCTACGAGCGGGAGCTGGCGGATGACCTGTTCGCCATCGCCTCGATGCTCGAAGAGGAGCTGGTGGGCCGATGAAGGCGTACCAACGGACCATCCGGCGGATCGCCGCCGAGCTAGGCTTCACCGTCGAGGAGGGCAAGAAGCACCTCCGCATCATGGACGGAGAGGAGCTGGTTGCAGTCGCGCCGCGATCCTGGACCGAGCGGGGTCGCGGCCACAAGAATCTGGTGGCGGCGCTGCGACGCGCCGCCGAGAGGAGGTCGTGATGGTCTGCCCGGTCTGCGGGAAGGAAGTCCGGCTCACGAAGGCGGGCAAGGTCGGCGCTCACAAGCGGTTCCGGCCGTGGGGCAGGTCCGGCAGCGGGATGCCGTCGCGCAGCCGCTGCGAGGGCACCGGGAGGAAGCCGTGAAGGACACGCTTGGAGTCGAGGTCGGCAGCCGCTGGATCATCTGGCGTGGCGTTCGCCGCGTCGAGGAGTTCGCCGAGCTGCCGCACAAGGGACCGGGCCTGTACGTCCGGGCCGTGCGAGAAGGCAACCACCCGGAGACCGGCAAGCCCCACAAGCCGCACTGGACGGACTGGTTCCCCTTGCGGGCACTCGTCTCGCACGGTGAGCCGCTGGCCGAGGGCGCCGAGGCGCCGAAGGAGCCGGTGCGCTCGTCGCTGGCCGACGCGATCAAGGCCGAGATGCCGAAGGTCAGCAAGAGGCCGATGACGCCGAAGCGCCGCGCGCAGAACCGCGTCACGTCCCTGCGCTACAAGATCAAGCATCCCGAGAAGCACGGACGCTCGAAGTGGTCGAAGGCCGAGGTGCAGGAGCTGGCGAACGACCTGGCGGAGGCCGAGGCCGAGCTGGAGGCGCTGCGCTGATGCCACGCCCGGCCGGGACGATGCTGGTCGTGCTGGAAGGCGGGCCTCCCGAGTGGGATGGCAAGCACACCGCGATCTCGAAGACCGGCGGCGGCGAGATGGAGCGCTGGTGCCACACGGCCGACGCCGCCTACGTCTGGCGCCGGACCGAGCGCACGCGCGAGGTCGAGGTTGAACATGAGCGCCGTTCAGGTATTGTGCGACTCATGGAGGAAGCGACCATCTACGAGGCAGTCGGCTACCGGGAGGATCATCCCCGTGCCTAGACCGCGCCAGGCACGCCGGGCGACCTTCGTCAACGCGGGCAAGCCGCGCCGAGAGCGCACGCGCCTGGGCACGCAGCTCAAGCCGCAGCGCAAGCTGCCGGGCGGGATCACCCGGAAGTGGACACGCTACGACCTGCTCACGAACCAGGGCCGCTGGTGGGTTGATCGCCACGGCGTTTGGCACGACGTCACGAAGATCGACCGCGACTATCAGGAAGCGCTCCTGCACTACTTCCGGGTCAACGCTTCTCGGCTGCAGCTCGGCTGGCTCTTCAACCGGCCCATCTACCCGTACCGCGACGATTTCGAGGAGATGGAGTACGCCGATCCGCAGGAGTGGATCATGGCGCAGCCGCTCGTCAAGGCGCTCGTGGAGGCCCTCGGTGCTTAGATGGCTCGCCGTGACCCTTGCCGCCTACGCGGTCGGCGGGCTGTGGCTCGGGACGCAGATGCGCCCGGCCGTTGCCCGCTACGAGAACATGATCGTGCAGAATATCTCCGGCGTCACGTCGGCGCTGCGATGAGTGTGGTCAAGCACGCCGAGGATTGCTCCTGTCGCGACTGCGTGGCACAGCGGAACGAGCCGGTCACTGAGTCTTGCTCCGCCTGTCGCAAGCGCCGGAAGTGCAAGATCGACGTGGCGATGTCTCGCGATCCGCTCACCGGCAAGGTGCCATCCTGGGCGCCGCGCTTCTGCTCGGAGTGTCTGCCGCTCTCCGTCGAAGAGCGCAGGGCGAAGACCGCCGAGGCGAAGACGAAGCGCCGCGAGGAAGAGCCGCCGCTGGCCTGGCCGTGCATCGGAGGTCCGCTTGACGGCAAGTACGCTGTTCCTCTCGACTTCTACGATTCGCACTGGGCCGATCGAAAGCGCGGTCGCTATGCCGAACACCAGGGCGAGTACGAGATGTACAACGGAGCGAGCGGCGGCTACAAGCGCATCGGCCACCGTCCGACGATGGTCTTCATCCACCGCTCCCTGCTCAAGCCGATGATCCGGGGACGTGACCGTTGACCGCGCAGCAGTTCGAGAAGCGCTGGTGGGGCGATGCCTGCTGGACGTACGGCGAGGAGACGAAGCAGCTCACCTACGCGCGGCTCATGGGACTGCGGTGGTACGAGGATCAGGGGCGCTGGCCGGTCTACGACTTGGCGGGCAGCCGCGTGCTCGACATCGGCGGCGGGCCGGTCTCGATGCTACTCAAGACCACCGGCGGGCGCGAGAAGCGAGTGGTTGATCCGCTGCCGATCCCGACATGGTGCAAGGCGCGCTACCGGGCGCACGGCATCGTCTACGACCGCGCGCCCGCCGAGGGCTACCGCGCTGAGGGCACGCCGAGACGGTTCGATGAGGCGTGGATTTACAACTGCCTCCAGCATGTCCGCGACCCGGAGGCGGTCATCGCTACGGCGAGACGTCACGCCCCGATCCTGCGCCTGTTCGAGTGGATCGACATCCCGGCGCACGAGGGACACCCGCATGAGTTGTCCGAGCGGCAGCTCGCCATGTGGCTCGGCGGAGACCGCCGCGCCGGAGGAAGGTCGGAGTGGCTGAACGAGAACGGCTGCGTCGGCCACGCCTACTTCGGCGTCTTCCGCCTGGACTGATTCGCGCGGTAGTCTAAGCCCTGCCCGCACCTGGGGCGGTCTCGGCGTGCCTACTTAAGGCGGGACTGACCAGCGGGGTAGTGTCGTCTGAGATGGCGACGCTCTCGAAGTTGGAGAAGCTGCTGATCGGTGAGGTCTCCGGTGTGGACTTCGGAGCCAACCTGATCGACGGCTGGATGATCGCGAAGTCGCGTGACGGCGCCGATGCCGACGCGCTCTCCTTCGTGGTCGGTCCCGAGCAGCCCTGGGTAGTCGGAGAGGCGGAGGCCCGCGTGCGGGCAGCCACCGGCGCCGAGGACGGGCCATCGCCGAAGTACGCCGCCTGCTTTCTCTGGCAGGATGGCGAGGCCGAGCTGACCGAGGACGGTGTCCCGGCTAGCTACGGCGCGTACAAGTTCCTGGTGGCGGACGTGATCGACGGCCAGCTCGCGGTCATGCCGAAGGCACTGGAGGCGGTCAAGGACCGGCTCGAAACCTCGTCCCTGACGGACGAGGCGAAGGCCGATGTCGCGAAGACCGTGTCCGCGCTGGAGGTCGTGACGAAGAGCGCGTCGCAGAGCGCTGGTCAGCAGGACGCTCCCTCGATTCTGGACCGGCTCCGCAAGGTGCTGGACGGAAAGGACGAGATCGAAATGACGCAGGACGAGCTGAACGCCGCCCTCGACGCCCGCATGGGCGCGCTGGGCGACGAGCTGGTCGAGAAGCTGCGGAAGTCGGTCGAGGCTCCCTCCGCCGAGGGCGCTCCGGCTGTCGAAGCAGCTCCTGCGGTCGAGCCTGCAGCCACGCCGGAGACCCCGGCCGAGCCGCAGCTCTCGATCGAGGACGTCACGAAGGCCATCGAGGAGGGCATGAAGCCCTACCACGACATCTTCGAGGCGGTCATCGACCGCGTGGGCAACATCGAGACTGCCCTGGGCATCGCCGCCCGCAAGAGTCTCGACGGTCAGGAAGGCGAGGCACGCGGCGAGGAGCCGCAGGCCCCGACGACCCAGACCGCCATCGCGAAGGCCCTGCAGGGCCACCGGGTGACGCTGCGCTAGCGCGCTGCGGACCGGGCAAGGAAAGGAAGGGAACGAAGTGCTGAGCACGGAAGAGCTGCTCCGCAAGGCCGTTCTCTCCGATTCCGACGGGACCGCCGGTGCCTTCGCAGGTTCCGGTGGCGACTTCGGCGGAGCGGGCCAGGCGCCGATCAGCATCGAGCAGGTCACTCAGTTCATCGAGCTGATGGCCGCATCCCAGGTCTTCCTGGGCGATGTTCGAACGGTCACCTCGGCCTCGGCCAAGTGGCAGGAGAGCATCATCAACTTCGCCTCGCGCATCGCGCGCCCCGGCGTCGAGGCCACGCGCCTCGGCACCACGGACCGCGTGAAGCCGAGTACCGGCATCGTGGAGATCTCCACCGCGCTGATCCGTGGTGAGATCCCCGTGTCGGACGAGGTCTTCGAGGACAACGTCGCGGGTCAGAACCTGACCCAGTCGCTGGAGCGGACGATCGCCGACCGCTTCGGCTTCGACATCGAGGACCTGATGGTCAACGGCGACAAGGCCTCGGGCGACACGTACCTCGCGCTGCTCGACGGCTGGGTGAAGCAGGTCAAGACGTCCGGCAACGCCGTGGACGCCACGACCTACGCGCAGGACTACCAGGAGATCTTCCGGGTCGTTCTCGCCAACATGCCCAAGAGGTTCCTGCGGAACCTCGTCCAGAACGGGCGCTACTACGTCCCCGTGACCCTGGAGCAGAAGTACCGCGACATCCTCGCCTCGCGCGGGACGCCGCTCGGTGACCTGATGCTCACGGGCACGAACGAGCTGCGCTACCAGGGCATCCTGATCAAGGGCTGCCCGTCGCTGGACGCGGGCATCGTCAGCGGTTCGCCGGACACGTCCAGCGTCCTGCTCACGAACCAGAACAACCTCTACGCGGGCTACCACCGCGCGATGAAGTTCGAGACCTGGCGCGATCCGCGCGAGGGAGCAACGTCCTTCATCGTGACGGCCAGGGTGGACGCGAAGGTCGCCGTTCCGAGCGCGGCCGTCGTCGCCTACAACGTCAACGTCGAGGTCTAGGAGGGCGGCGCAATGACGTACTCGAACCTGACCCAGGAGGCTCAGATCGCGGCGTTCTGCTACCTGATCGCAACGCTGGATTCAGGTGTGCAGACGTTCCTCGACGGCCTCCCGCTCCCCGACTTCTCGCAGGTCGAGGAGACGAAGGCTCTCTGGAGCACGCGGGCACGGGTCGAGGGCGGAACCACTCCCGGCTCCGCATACGTCGTCAGCGCCGAGGCGTACAAGTACGTGAAGGCGCACCGCTACTAGCGGCGACGCCCTCCTCGATCGGCCCTCCCTGAAGACCCGGCGCAAGCCGGGTCTTCTCGTTGCCCGATTTGCTAACCTGCCGTCCAGCGGAGTAGAGCAGTCTGGCCAGCTCGCAAGGCTCATAACCTTGAGGTCGCGGGTTCGAATCCCGCCTCCGCTATCACAACCCAGGGAGGGTAGGCGTGCATCAACAGGAAGGGGCGACTCCACCGTCGATCGAGCCAGGGCCAGCTCCGATCGAGAGCGATCGAGAGCTGAGGCCCGGAGTCGAGTCGGTCGAGGACGTCCCGCAGGCCGATGTGCTGGCAGCCCGCCCCGAGGACTCGTTCTTGGAGAACGACGATCGCACGCCGATCATGTGGCACTCGAACGCGCCGTGGGTCGGCTCCGGCTATGGCACGCAGACCGGCCTGTTCGGTCCGCTGCTCGACACGCAGCTCGGCTATGACGTCGCCTTCAGCGCGTTCTTCGGGTTGCAGGGCGCGCGCCAGGGCTGGGTCGCGCCGAACGGCCGTCCCTACGTCGTGTACCCAAGCGGCCGCGACGGGCACGGCAACGACGTCCTGGGCGCACACACGAAGCACTGGTTCCGAGGGCGCGGTGGCTACTGCATCCTGCTGACGGACCCGTGGGTCATGCAGCCGAAGATCATTCAGCGGCTGCCCTGCCTGGCCTGGGTCCCGGTGGACCACGACCCGATCATGCCGCGCACACACCACTGGTTCAACGAGTCCGGTGCTATCGCCGTGGCCATGAGCCGCTTCGGGCAGCGCATCCTGGAGGAGGCCGGGCACGAGGACGTCCAGTACGTCCCGCACGGGTTCAACCCACGTACCTTCCGGCCGATCGACCGTGGCGAGGCGAGGAAGGCGCTCGGGCTGCCGCAGGACGCTTTCGTGGTCGGGATGGTCGCGGCCAACCTCGGCTTCCCGTCACGCAAGAGCTTCTCGCAGGCATTCCAGGCATTCGCCCGGCTGCAGGAGAACCACAACGACTGCATCCTCTACCTGCACACCTGGATGGAGAATCCTGACGGCGAGCCGCTCTCTGACATGTGCGACGGCCTCAAGATCAGGCCGTGGGTCGCGGACCAGTACGGACTGACGCTCGGCATCCCCGACAAGGTCGTCGCGGCCACGCTCAACGCCTTCGACGTGCTGCTCAACCCGAGCACGGGCGAGGGCTTCGGCGTCCCGCTGCTGGAGGCGCAGGCGTGCGGCACGCCCTGCATCACGACCAACTTCTCCTCGATGCCGGAGGTCGCGCCGGTCGAAGCAGGCAACTGGTGCGTTGGAGGCCAGCCGGTGTACACGCCGTTTGAGAGCTGGCAGCTCACGCCGAGCGTCGAGGAGCTGGTCGAGTGCCTGGAGGAAGCCTACGCCGACGACGAACAGCAGCGCCTCCGGCGCCGCGCTTCTACTTGCGCGTGGGCCTCGCAGGAGTACCTCGCGGACGAGATCGTGGAGAAGCACTGGAAGCCGGTGCTGGACTGGGCCGCGCAGGAGTTCGTCTGGCGTTCGCGGCGGATGGTCCGCTACTCGGTCGGCGGATGATTCTCGTCACCGGCGGCGCCGGGTTCATCGGCCAGCACCTCGTCCGGCGCCTTGCTGCCGAGGGCGAGGAGGTGGCGGTCATCGACTCGTTCGAGGGGCAGGTCCACCACGGCGTCAGGCACGCCCGGATCGACGGAGCCGCGCGCATGGTCGTCGGCCGACTCGACCAGGACCACCTGCTTCAGCACGCGCTCGACGGCGTAGATCGCGTCGTCCACCTTGCAGCGGTCGTCGGCGTCGGCCAGTCGCAGTACGAGGCCGGACGCTACGTCCGCCGAAACACCTACGAGACGGCTGTGCTGATGGAGGCGTTGCGCGGGCGCGACATTGAGAAGCTCATTGTCGCCAGCTCGATGAGCATCTACGGAGAGGGCGAGTATCGCTGCGACCACGGCTGGGGTCAGATCGGTCACCACCCACTTCCACGTACGCCGGAGAAGATGGCGGCTGGGCAGTGGGGAATCGTCTGCGCGTGCGGCGCGACCATGTCGCCCGTCGCCACGTCAGAGAACAAGCCGCTGGTGCCCGCGTCCGTCTACGCGATCACGAAGCGCGACCAGGAGGAGCTGTGCCTGGTGCTGGGCGACACCTACGGCATTCCGACCACGGCGCTGCGCTTCTTCAACGTCTACGGGCCGGGGCAGGCGCTCGGCAACCCGTACACCGGCGCAGCGGCCATCTTCGCCACGCGCATCCTGAACGGCTGCCCGCCCATCATCTTCGAGGACGGGCTGCAGAGCCGGGACTTCATCCACGTCAGCGACATCGTGTCCGGCATCGTCGCGGCACTGAAGGCCGGACCCGAGGCGTCGGGCCAGGCGATCAACCTCGGCACCGGCAAGGCGCGCACGATCGGCCAGACGGCGCACGTGATCGGACAGGCGCTCGGCTGGAACGCGCCGGTCATCAACGGCACGGGCGAGTTCCGCTCCGGTGACATCCGGCACTGCTTCGCGGACATCTCGAAGGCGCGCAAGTTGCTGCGCTGGGCGCCGACCGTTCAGTGGGCAAACGGCATCGCCGAGTACGCGCGTTCGGTTGCTGACGAGCGACCCGCCGATCATACTGCGAGGGCGATGACGTCTCTCTACGAGAACGGGCTGATTCGGTGAGGTGGGAGTACATCAAGCTGGCGCTGGCGCTCACGGCTGTGGTCGCTGCCGAGATGCTGCTCTACGCGATCTTCAGGTCGTCCTGGCGATGAGGTCAGCGCTCCTCCAGCTCCCCGGCAACCCGTTCATCCTTCGGTACTGGCTCCGCAACTACGAGGCCGTCTGGAAGGGCGAAGTGGACGAGCTGAGGGTCTTCGTGAACGGCAACCCGCGCGCCGATCAGGTGCAGGCGATGCGGCGGCTCGTGCAGGACACGGGAGGCATCTTCACCGCACAGGAAGGACGCCTGGTTCACGGCCAGGCAACGCGTATCCTCATCGGCGAGACTGAAGCCACCGACGTTCTGCTGATCGAGGACGACGCCTTCGTCCGTCAGCCCGGCGCGATCGACCGCGCCTTCGTGGATGCGGAGTGTGGGGCCGTGGTCGGCTCGCCGCGAGGTGGGATGGACCCGGCGATCGAGCAGGCAGCGCGCGATAAGTGGGGACCCGATCCCGAAGGGCCAGACGGATCGTCGGGCTACGGGCTGTGGCCATGCTTCATGTTCGGCCCGCGCCACGTTCTGGACGAGGTCAAGGACGGGTTCTCATCGCAGAGCTGGCCCGCCGGTCAGGTGATTCCCGGCCTGGGATGCTGGTTCGGGTTCGAGACGCATACCGACACGACGACCAGCTCGGCCTTCCGGCTCCGCGAAGCAGGCATCCCGCTCGTCTACGAGGGCCAGTGGAAGGAGCTGTGGATGAAGGACCTGTCCGCGATGCAGGAGAAGGCGGGCTACGACCCTCCCTGGTTCCACAGCGGCGGGCTGTCGAACGAGAACCTCTACCTCGTCACCGAGGTGCCCGAGGGCGCCTTCGGCGTGCGTCCGAACATCGGAGGCACGCTGGAGGGCACCGACTGGGCGCACCGCATCTGGTGGTGGCGGCGCTGCATCGAGACCGCGCCGGACGACTTCTTCCCCGAGGTCGGCGGGCATATCCTCAACCAGCTCCTGACGCTGGAGAACTACTGCAACGTCTTCGAGGACGTGGATCGCTGGGAGCAGATGCTTCCGGCCTGGATCACCTGGGAGGAGTAATGGCCGCACGCGGCTGGGAGCTGGAGCAGATTCTCGACGTCGTCCGTCCGGTCGTCCCGAGCGGCGAAGGGCGAGTGCTGGAGATCGGCACGCATCAGGGACAGAGCCTCCGGTCCTGGCGCACGCATCTTGACCCGGCGCTGCTGCTCGGCATCCAGGACACGGACGAGACCGCGCCTGCGACGGCCGCTGAGCTGCGCGCTGACGTGTTCCGGGGTCTCTCGCAGTCGATCGAGGCGTATCGGTGGGTTCGCGGAATGCTCGGCGAGAGCAAGCTCGACTTCCTCTACATCGATGGCGACCACCTCTTCGACCCGGCCTACGTGGACTGGCAGATGTACAGCCCGCTCGTCCGCAGCGGTGGTGTTGTCGCGCTTGACGACGCGGTCATTCGCAACAACCCGACCGTCGAGATCTACCGGCTCTGGCCGATCGTCTCCGAGGGGCTGCAGTCGAAGGTCATCTACCACCCGGACGGCACCGGCGTCGGAATGGTCTGGATGCCATGAAGACCGCCGCGCTGCTACCGACGCCAGGCGACCCGTTCCTCGTCAAGCACTGGCTCAACAACTGCCGCGAGGTGTGGCGCGACGAAGTGGACGAGGTCCACGTGCTCGTCGGAGGGCAGCCGGTCACGGAGGCGCGCGACTACATTCGAGAAGCCTGCGCGCTGGCGGGCGCGACCTACCACGAGCGGCTGACCGGCGGGCTGGTTCCGCACGGCGTGGCGCTGAACATCCTCATCTCCGACTGCGACGCGGACGCGGTTGTTCTCTTGGAGGACGACGTCCGCGTCCGGCACTCGCGGGCGATCGAAGAGATGTTCGCGAAGATCGAGCGCGACGAGTACGACGTCTGCGCCAGCCCGCGCGTCTCGATGACGCCAAACCTGGAGCAGGCGGCGAAGGCGCGCTGGGGCGGCGGCATCCTGCAGGACTACGCGGAGGGCCACGGCATGTGGCCTGCCTTCGTGTTCGCCAAGCGGGAGGCTCTGCGGGCGACCGACCGCGATTTCGGCGAGCGCTCCTGGGGCGAGAAGATGGTCGTGCCGGGCCTGCGCTACCGGGTCCCCGAGGGCGAGGTCGCAGTCTGCGACTGCTTCGGCGGCACCGCCTTCCAGCTTCGCGACCGGTGCCGCGTGCTCGACATCCCGCAGTGGAAGGGACCGCACCTCTGGAAGAGCCAGCTTGCCGCACAGGATGCGGACATGCACTGGTTCCACTGCGGCTCGCTGAGCAGCAGCTCGAACCTCTGCGCCGACTGGGACGGGCCGGGCGGGTTCGAGTTCATGGAGGGCCGCACGCTCACCGACCCGGACGAGATCGCGGAGTGGTCGCACCGGCTCAACTGGTGGCGACGCTGCGCGACCACGCACGCACACGAGTTGCCGGAGTTGTCGAACGTCTACGGCACCAACTGGCACCGGCTGCGCGAGCGGATGGGCGTGCCGGTCTCGGAGATCAACCGTTGGACGCCGGTCATCAACGACCTGATCACCTGGAGGGAGCGATGAGGGTAGACCTGCTCGTCCCCTGGCCGCGCAACAACGACTACCCACTCTGGCGCGCATGGCTGCGACGCGAGAGGTCCCGATTCGGGATGGTCATCGTCGCGTTCACGCCGATCGACGGTCACGACTACCGAGACTTCGTGGTCGAGCGCATGGCGCCAGACGACGTGACCTTCCTCTCGCACGATCCCTGCGAAACGGACTGGCGCCAGGTTGCCACGCTCGCGATGCTCGGCAAGGCGACGGCGCCGTGGGTCTGGTTCACGGAGCAGGACTTCTTCCCCGAGCCGTGCCTGTGGCCGGTAGTCGAGGCGCTCTACGAGTACGGCGCCGAGATGATCGGCACGCGGCAGGACCAGCGCTGGCATCCGTGTTGCCTGTTCACCCGACGCGACTGGATCAGCCACCAGACCGAGGAGTACTTCGGACCGCTGCCGGTGGACCATTTCTACAAGTTCGGCCTCCAGCTCGAAGAGGCGACGTGGTGCTGCGGCAACCAGCAGGGACCCGCCGAGCTGTCGCCGGAGCTGTTCACGCACCTCGCCGGGACGTCGAGCAACATGGACCTGATCGAGCGCGAGCGCTTCGCCGAGGTCTACAAGCCCGACCAGATGGCCGCGTACTTGATCGAGAGCCTGCGAGACCCGGTCGAGCCACACGCGCGCTGGCGCCTCTACGCGCAGAAGTTCCTCGACTGGTATGCTTCCGGCCGTGGCTAGGCCGTCCGACCCACTCCCGATTCGTCCGGCAGGCAAGCGCATCTTGCTCTGCCTGTCGCACTCGATCGAGGAGCATGACCAGCTCAAGCTCCTCTCGGGACTCGGCTACGACGTCGCGTCGATCGGTGGCTACATCAACCCGCACGCGCCACACGACCCGAAGCGCCCGGCGCTGCCGGAGGTGCCGTACTTCCCCGAGGTGCAGGGCGCCGTGGACGCGCAGGAGGTGCCGGACAACCTCGGCGCGGCGCAGGCGCATATCCCCGACGCGATCCTCGACTGGCTTGGCAAGGACGGCGTCATCATCTACCACCACTACCTGCAGCGGCTCTTCGGCCAGTGGGACCATCTGGCCGACTGGCGCGCGGGCGGTGGGCGCGTCATCTGGAGAACGGTCGGCCAGAGCGTCGAGGCGAACGAACGCGAGGCGCTGCCCTATCGCGAGGATGGCCTGGAGGTCATCCGCTACTCGCCGCACGAGAAGTTCATCCCCGGCTTCATCGGAGCCGATGCGCTGATCCGGTTCTACAAGGACGAGGACGAGTGGTCCGGCTGGACGGGCGAGCAGGCGATCGTCACGAACGTGACCCAGGAGATGGTCAAGCGCGCCGTCTGGACGAACGCCGCCTTCTGGTGGCACGCCACGAAGGACCTGCCAGCGGCGCCCGCCGGTCCCGACAGCGAGGCTCTGGAGGGCGGGCTGGGGATGCTGGAGGTCGAGACGATGCAGGCGCTCCTCCGGGAGGCGCGCTGCTATGTCTACACCGGCACGCAGCCCGCGAGCTACACGCTCGGGTTGATCGAGGCGATGATGACCGGCATCCCGGTGTTCTCGATCGGGCCGGAGCTGATGACCATGTTTCCGTATGGGCCGCAGCTCTTCGAGGGCCACCGGCTCGCCGGGCAGTGGTCGAACAACCCGGAGGACGCTCGCGCCTGGTGCCAGAAGATGCTCGACCACTGGGACGCCGCGCACGAGATCTCGAAGGCCACCCGGATGCTCGCCAAGCTGACGTTCGGCCGCATGGTCGTCGGTGAGGCGTGGAAGGCGTACCTCGGTTGAGCCGCGAGCGGAAGGCGTGGTGGGCGCTCTTCGTGCTGGCTCTCGCTGACGCGGTGCTGGTGCTCAAGGACTCGCTGTGAAGGCGTTAGTCCTCGTTGCCCACCCAGACGACGAGGTCCTCTTCCTCGGCTCCACGATCCTGGCGCATCCCGACTGGGAGTGGGACATCGTCAGCTTCACGCACGACTGGGAGGACTGGCGCGGCCGCGAGTTCGCGGAGGCGCACAAGGCGCTGCACTACTTCGGCGGTTCGGTGACGTCGGCGATGCTCGGCCTGGCGGACGAGGACGTCCCCGAGAGCGAGTTCTCCGTCTGGGAGGACCGCTTCCTTGAGTGGCTGGCGCAGGGCTATGAGGGCTGGGACCGCGTCTACACGCACAACCGCGTCGGCGAGTACGGCCACCCGCACCACATCGCGGTCAACGTCATCGCCCGGCGGCACTTCTGCTTCGACGCGCCCGTCTTCGAGTTCTACTACCCGCCGGTCGTCCCTGGCACGCCGCCGCTGTGGTGGGGAGACGCCGAGTTCGACTTCGCCTGCGACCCACGCAAGAGCGAGGTCTTCCACCGGGCATACGGCGGGCACTACTCCACGCTCAAGGCGCACCAGCCTGCGCTGATCAACTTCCTGCTCGGCGCGAACGTGGACATGGTCACCCGATGAGGCGGCTCCGCATCCTGGTCGATCGGCATCACGCCGACCTGCTCTATGCGCTGCAGCGGCTGTTCGAAGACCGGCTCGGATTCGATCTCTACATCCCGGTCGGGCACGAGTGGTGGGATGAGGGCTTCTGGCAGTTCGGCGCCGTCTTCGGTGACGATCGGCTGGCGCAGCAGTACCTCGTCACGAACGACAGCTACCACGAGGTCGGTCCCGGCACCTACGTCTGGCGCGACCCGGCTCACCCGCACCGGCCCGTCAACTGCCTGACGCTCGATGCCTTCCGCGCGCTCGGCGACTTTGACTTCGTGCTCGCCTCGGTGCAGGAGAACGCACCGGGCTTCCTCCGGCTGGCCTACGAGGTCGGCGCACAGCTCCTCTACCACGTCGGCAACACCGGGCAGTTCATCGACTGGGCCTGGGATGCGCTGGTCATCTCGACGTCCGAGATGCCGTACCCGGAGGGCCGAGGCGTGACGATCCACCAGGAGATCGACTCGGGTCCTGGCGACACGTTCGACTTCTGGCCGCTGGAGAGCGGGCACGTCGTCCGTAACTTCGTCAACGCCTTCGACCGGCTGCCCGGCTACAACCTTTTTCTCGACGCCGAGGAACGGATGCGCGACCTGGACGTCTGGGAGTTCACCGTCCACGGTCACGACGGCCGGGACGGAGACATCCAGCCGATCAGCGCCGTAGCGAAGCTCATGCGGACCGCCGGATTCGGCTGGCACGACAAGCCGGTCGGCGACGGGTTCGGGCACGTCATCCACGCCTGGGCCGCGATCGGCCGACCGCTGATCGGGCACGCCAGCTACTACACGGGCGAGGGCCACTCGCGCCCACCGAAGATGGCCGCTCCCTTCTGGCGCGACGGCGAGACCTGCATCGACCTGGATCGGCACGGCCCGGAGGAGACGGTTGCGCTGATGCTGGAGATCGCATCCGACCGCGCCCGGCACGAGGCGATGGGCCGCGCGCTCCGCGCGACGTTCGACAGCCTCGTGGACTACCGGGCCGAGGCCGAGGCCGTCGCCCGGCTTCTTGGTATCTAGGCTCCTGAACCGCTAGAGTGCAAGATCCCTCGTTCGAGGGATGCGCTCACGGCCCACGTACCCGATAATCCAGGTACCAGGCCACGAGATCAAGGAGACAAAATGCCCTACAACGCCGAAGGAATCTACACCCGCAACACCCAGGAGCAAACCTGCACGGGCTGCGGACGCACCGATTCGAACCACCGGCTGATCCGCCCCGCGAACGGCGATCCCTACTACCTCACCCTTTGCCGCACCTGCGAGAGCGAGCGGAACGCCGCGCGCCGCGCCCGGCGGAACCGCTCGGGCGACAGGGTCCCCGGCATCACCTCCCCGCGCCTCGGCGACCGCCGCAGGTTCGGGGTCGAGATCGAGTGCAACATCCCCGGCGGCTACGACGGGCACCGCGCCCGGATCGTCCGCGACGCCCTCCCGAGCGGCTGGCGCATGAAGCACGACGGCAGCCTCGGGATGAACGGCATCGAGGTCGTCAGCCCGGCCCTCCAGGGCCAGGCCGGACTCGACTCCCTCCGCACGGTCTACCAGCTCCTCCTCGACAACGAGGCTTCGGTTGACCGGCGCTGCGGCGGGCACGTCCACCACGAGGCTCGCGACCTGGGCGCCCAGGGCCTGATCCGGTTCGCTCGCAGCTACGCCGCGAACCAGGACCTGATCGACTGGCTGGTCAGCCCGAGCCGCAGGCGCAACGGCAGCACCTACTGCCACCGGCTCACCGAGACCGAGCTTTCGGGCCTCCGGGTCTACGGCGATGGCATCAGCGGAATCCCGAGCCGCTACAAGACGGTCAACCTCCACTCCTTCGCCCGCTACGGCACGGTGGAGATCAGGCAGCACCAGGGCACGCTGAGCTTCCGCAAGATGGAGGCCTGGATCAAGCTGGGCCAGGGCCTCCTGGATGCGGTCGCCGGTCGCGGACAGGCCTTCAGCGGATTCACCAGCCTCCGCGAGTTCCTCAACACCACCGGCATCGATGAGGACGCCGGAGCCTTCCTCCTGGGCCGCGCGGTGCAGTTCAACGCACCGAGCGCGATCCTGGCGCAGGGCAACGTGGCGGTGGCGGCATGACCACCGAGCTGACAATCACCTTCCCCGATGGGACGAGCCTGGCGGCTCCCTCCGCCAGGCACCTCCTCCGGGCCTGGGCAGCGGGGCAGTGGCACGATGCCTCCGACGACCAGGGCTGGCGGGACGAGCTGGCGAAGCGGGCCTACATCTGGTCCGGCCGGATCGTCAACACCGAGGCGCCGCCGCTCCGATTCCTCTTCGAGCTTGAGGCATCGGGCCTCATCAAGATCATCGACAAGCCGACGAACGGAAGGAGCCACTGATGTGCGGGCAAGCTGGAATCCACCGCCGCACCGATAAGGCGATCCCCAAGCTGGACAAGCTGAGCAACGAGCTACTCCTGGCGATCGAGAGCCGGGGCCGCGACGCCACCGGGTTCCTGACCCTGATGGACAACGGCAAGGTGCAGCTCGCGAAGCAGACGGTCACCGCCAGCCGCTTCGTCGCGAAGCGCGGGAGGATGCACCGGAACGCCCGGACGGTTCTCCTGCACACCCGCTTCGCGACGGTCGGCGACAAAGGAGACCCGCGCAACGCCCACCCGGTTGCCTCCGGCAAGGTCGCGGCCGTCCACAACGGCACGATTCGCAACGCCGACGAGGTCTTCCAGACCTTCAACCTGCCACGAGTCGGCACGGTCGATTCCGAGGTCATCCCCGCGCTGATCGACCGCGAGGGATGGGATAACGTCGCCACCTGCCTGGAGCTGCTGCAGGGCGGCGCGGCCACGGCGATCGTCCACACCGACCACCCGAACGAGGTCATCCTCGCCCGGCTGCGGATGTACCCGATGGTCTACGGAGTCACCCGCGACGTCGTCATCTGGGCCTCGACCGCCGAGGCGATCGAGCGCGCCTGGTGGCGGACCTACGGTAAGCGCTTCTCCGGCAAGCTGGTGAGTCTGGCCGAGGGCAGCTACGTTCATATCAACGGGAAGGTCATCCCCGGCACGCTCAAGGTCGCCGAGCCGCCGAGGATCGTGACGACCTACCAGGCGTACCGGCCGTCCACGACCCACCCGCTTCGGCCGAGCTACCCGAAGATGAGCAAGAGTCAGCGCAAGCGCGCCCGGCGCAACGGCGCCCGCCCGATCCAGGGGCAGACCACGATCGAGCGGGTGGTCGATGAGGAGCTGGAGCGCAAGCGGTCCTGCTGGGAAGAGGCGCTCGCGGCCGAGTCTCCCTACTTCAACTACCCGCGCGAGACAGATGAGGAGTGGGACTACACGGACGAGGAGGCGATCACGAGCCTCATGCGCCAGGGTTGCTCCCGCGCCGTCGCCGAGTCGATCATCTACGACGAGGACGACGAGGACGACATCTGGTGCACCGCGTCTCCCGCGACGCGCGCCCTCTACGCGCTCGACTAGGCCGGTTCAAGAACTACCCGTTCGAGGGATGCCGAACGGCGTCCCTCGGGCGATAATAGTGGCATGGAGACCACCACCTACCAGGAGGCAACAATGCCGAGCAACACGCAAACCGGGCGCGGACCCACCGGGCGCCTTCGCAACTTCCGCGCGATGAGCGCGGGCAAGCTTCAGGCCACCTACCTCGCGGTCGCGGCCGAGGGCAACGACCCCGAGGCCCTCGACGCACTGACCGCCGAGCTGGACTCGCGCGGGATGGGCGCAAGCGCCGAGGCCGAGGCAGCCGCCAACTGGCGCGAGACGATCGCGCAGCCGCACATGGGCCAGATCGTTGACGCCCACCTCGCCGAGAACGACTGGAGCGCGGTGGACGCCGAGATCGCGGCCGAGGACGCCGAGGTGCAGGAGCTGGCCGAAGCGATCGAGGCGCAGGGCGGGATCACCGACCCGGCGCCCGAGACGGACACCCGGACGCGCACGCAGCTTCGCGGGTTCGAAGACGCGAGCAAGCTGGCGATGAACAGCAAGAGCGCCAACACGGTCGAGGAAGCCTGCCAGGGACGCCCGGCGATCCTGGAGCCGAAGTTCGACGGGATCAGGCTCCTGGCCAACCGCAGCGAGAACGGCGTCCGGCTCTGGACGCGCAGCGGCAAGAGCGCCACGGGCAAGCTGCCGAGGATCGAGCAGCTCCTCGCCGACCACCTACCGGTCGGCACCTGGCTCGACTGCGAAGCGGTCGCCTTCAACCCGAACGGCACGCAGGACTGGGGCGGCGCGCAGAGCGTCCTCGGCTCCGACGCCAGCCGGGTTATGGACCGGGGCCGGATCAAGCTGGTGGTCTTCGACTGCCTCGCCTGGGCGGGCGGCGACATTCGCAACCAGCCCTTCAGCCTCCGGCGCACGACGATCGACCGGGTCTTCGAAGGCGACGCGAACCAGGCTCGCTGGGAAGGCCGGATCATCGCCAGCCCGAAGATGGACGCCACCGACGAGATGCACCAGATCAACCTCGACTTCGGATTCGAGGGCAGCATGGTCAAGCTGCTGGACGGCACCTACCAGTCCGGCAAGCGCTCGAACGTCTCGATGAAGCTGAAGGCCACCGACACGGTGGACGCGATCATCACCGGATTCTCCCCTTCGGAGCCTGGTAGCTGGATCGACCAGGCCGGGCTGATCGGCGCCATCGAGTTCACGCACTACCAGGACGGCCAGCCGATCGAGGGCAAGTGCAGCGGGATGACGGTTGCCGAGCGCGAGCGGGTCACCGCCGAGGCCGAGGCCCTGATCGGAACGGTCATCGAGGTCAGCTACATGACCCGGATGCCCGGCTCCGGCAAGCTGCGCCACCCGCAGTTCAAGCGGCTCCGCACCGACAAGACCGCCGACGAGGTGAGGAACGGCTGATCCCCGAACGAGGGATCAGCCTCCAAGCGATCGACGCCGATTCACGAAGCCATGACCAACACCGACATCTACCAGGACCTGAAAGCCGAGATCGAGCGCCTGCGCGAGCTGGCCTACACCGACCGGCTTACCGGCATCGCCAACCGCGCCGCCTTCGAAGAGAAGCTCGCCGAGGTCGTCGCCGATCGGCGCACCTACACGCTGATCTACATCGACCTGGACGGGTTCAAGGCGGTCAACGATGGCCACGGGCATGAGGCCGGAGACGCGGTCCTGCAGAACGTCGCGGAGGTGCTTCGGGACAGCCTGCGCGAGGGCGACTTCCTCGCCCGGCTCGGCGGCGACGAGTTCGCGATCCTGACTCGCGCGAAGGATGCGCCGGGTCTGGCCGAGCGGCTCGCCACGCCGGGGCTGCCCGAGGTCGGGCTGAGCGTCGGAGTCGCACGCGGGCGCGGGCGCAAGGTCCTGCGCGAGGCCGACCACCGGATGTACGAGCAGAAGGCAGCGCGCGTCGCCTGCTAAACTCGCGCCAGCAGGCTGGCGCTCAAGATGACGGAGCCGCACGGAGGAGGCGGCTTCCGTCGTTCTGGACGCAGTTTGTCCGAAGTGCGACGTCGGCCGTGCCGGGTAGACTGGTCACGACGTGTCGATCCACACCCGAATCGCACAGCTCGACGGCAACGGCACCGGCGGCATCGAGGCTCCGACCGCCTGGTACTGCGGCTGCATCGACGCCGGGTCCGCCATCGCGCTGACGAACCAGAGCTTCGGGCTGTCGCGCGGGCCGCAGAAGCGCTCCGACGCCGTCCCGGTCGCCGGGTCGATCCACATCACCGGCGGTGCGCCGAACCAGGCCGTCCCGGTCTTCTTCGACTTCTAGTGCCTTACCTCACTGTCACCGGCGAGTCCTCCTGGACCTGCCGGGGCAAGCGGTACAACCCCGGCACACACAAGGTACCGAAGGCCGTCGCACAGGCAGCGATGGACGCGGGCATCCCGCGCCTGATCGTCACGGGCCGCTCGCCGTCGATCCGCAAGCCGCGCAACACGGGACCGCTCCAGCGCGACGAGGTGTTCACGACCGGGACGCCGAGCGGCGTCCAGATCGGGCCGGAGCCGCGCGAGCCTGTCGTGCCCGAGCCGGTCATCAAGACGGCCGAGGACCTGTACGACGTCCCGCTCGACCACGAATGCCCGTGGTGCCCGGATCAGGCCTTCCCGAGCGCCGGGGCGCTGGGGCGCCACAAGGAAGCGCACCATGCCGGGATGATGGACCGGCCGCATGAAGCGCTCGCAGAGCCACACGGCCCGGACAGTGGCGCCGGACCGCTCCCCTGGCGGGACGCCGCAGTAGACTCCTAGACATGGCCGAGCAGCCTCTCCATCTGGCGTCCGTGGACGACGTGAAGCGCATCCTCCGCATCGAGGCGAGCACCGACCTGACGATCGAGGCGCGTCTGCGGGCTGCGCTCGAAGCTGTCGAGTCGATGATGATGCAGCGGCTGTGGAACATGACCGGCTCCGGCGCCCAGCTCGAAGTCTTCTGGGACGTCCCCGAGGACGCCACGCTGCGGATGCCTGCGCCGGACGTCACAGTCACGGCGGTCAAGGCGTTCGAGTACCCGTCGAGCGCTGGCGTGCCGCTGTCGCCGATCGAGCTGGGCCTCGGGCACGGCTACGACCTGACCGACAACGGCGACCTGATCCTGCGGCCGACGCTGTTCGTCTCCCCGTTCGAAGGCGCGAGCGCCCAGCGGCGCCTGCGGCAGTATGCGCGCGTCGAAGTTCACTACATGGGCACCGGCGTCGTGCCCGAGGCTGTGCAGGAAGGTATCGCCTTCCTCGCTGCGGGCTGGTACCAGGACGGGCCTCGCGCGCTCTCCGGCCTCACGGACGAGAAGATCGGCGACTACTCGTACACGATCAACCCGACTCCCGACGAGGACGGCATGCCAAGCTTCTACGCTCGCGGGATGATGATGCTGGCGCCGTTCCTGCGCCGGTCGAGGGTGGCGGTCATCTGATGGCGGACATCCCGATCCTCCAGGTGACCACGGACGGCGGGCAGCCGCTGGCCTTCATTACTGGCGACGGCACGAACTGGACCGTCGAAGCGAACGACGGCAACCTCACGATCGAGCTGTCCAACCCGACTGGCGGGTCGCTCAACGCGACGTTCATCCCGCAGTCCACCGGCCCGGCTGGTCTGACGTTCGCCAACAAGGTCATCGCGGTCCCGGCAGGTGAGACGATCATCTGCGGGCCGTGGCCTCCGGTGGTCTACAACGACGACCAGGACCGGATCGTCGTCACGCTCGATGCTGGGCTGCAGGCACGCGGGAGCAGGATTTGAGTGTTCACCGGACTGCTCTGCCACACCGCTGAGGTCTATCGGCGCCAGACCGACCCGGCAACGGGCCAGCGCTTGAAGGACCGCTTCGGCCAGCAGCTCTCGACCAACCCGCAGCAGCACACGGTCGGTGGCGAGACGCTCGTCTCCACCTTCCCGTGCCGCCTGACCCGCGAGAGTGGCGGGCTGCAGATGATGGAGCGGTCGGTGGACGTCTACGTCGGGCGCCTGAAGCTCTACTGCGACCTGGACGCCGACATCAAGGAGGACGACGCCGTGCGCGTGCTCGATTCGGACGGCACCGAGCTGCTGCCGCTGTCGAAGATCCTCGTGAAGACCACGGCTTCCGGCTTCGGCGGTGGCCACCACCTGGAGTGCAGCATCTACGTCCAGCGGGGTCCGTCCTAATGCCGATGGCACGCAACTGGCACGGCATCACGCTGGAGCAGAAGATCAACCGCGCCGCCGGACGCGCGATCGTCGGCATCGGGCTGGCGGTCGCGGTCGAGACCAAGAACGTGACGCACGTGGTCTCGGGCACACTGAAGCGCTCCGTCCACTGCGCCGGGATCGAGTACAACGGCGACGATGACGAGATGATCGCGGGCGGCACGAAGGGCGAGGAAGGCGGCGGGCAGGACATGCTCCTCTTCGACGTGCAGCCGACGCCGACGTGGATGGGACCCGTCGTACAGGTCGGCTCCTGGCTGCCCTACGCCTGCGTCGAGTGGATCGGGCGCGCGCATCCGGGCATCACGCAGGGCATGGAGATCGTGCGCGGGGCGCGCGCCGACCGGATCGTCCTGCAGGCATTCCGAGAGGAGGGACTGTGAGCGGCACGCTCGATGAGGTCTCCCCGGCGGAGCTGACGGCAGACGTCCTGAAGCGCCTCTCCCTGACTGGCCTCGACTGGGACGTGGTCGTCGGTCCGGCGAACAACGAGCAGCAGCAGGCTGGCGTCGTCTCGATCATGGCGGCGGGCCTCCCGGTCATGGAGCGGTACACGCCGACGCAGTGGATGCGCGCGCAGTGCCGCTGCCTGCACGGATCGCTGGCCGAAGCCGAGAAGATCGGCCAGGCCGTTTACCGCGACCTGAACGCTCGCGGCCGGGTCGTCGGGCGCATGGCCTCGACGGACCAGCGCTACCTGATCCACCTCATCAACGTCCAGGCGGGTCCCTCGATGCACTTCGACTCGATCGAGACCTGGGAGGTCCTGGTCTTCGCCGAGCTGTACATCGGCACCGACCCGCTCTAGGCGGGTTGTTCCCGCTCGTGTTGCCTGGGTAGACTTCCTCTCGGAATGGCGAACACCCAGCCTTACGAGATCGTCGCTGGACCCTGCGACGTCTACTTCGCCCCGACCGGCACGCCTTTCCCGGCTGTCGGCACGCCGGGCACGAACGTTCCGAGCTGGACGCGCATCGGCTACACCGAGGGCGGCGTCAAGGTGGCGTCCCCGCAGACGGTGGTCGAGCTGCGCGCCGATCAGGTGACCGGGCCGATCAAGGCCGTGCGCTCCGAGGAGTCGCTGGAGATCACCTTCGACATCGCCTCGCTCACGCTGGAGAACTACGCGATGGCGCTGAACCGGGCCATCGCCGGTCCGACCGGCGGCGCGGGCGACAAGAGCGTGCCGCTCTATCGCGGCGGCTTCCAGGTCGAGACCTTCGCCTTCTTCGCCAAGAACGACCACCTCTCGCCCTACGGCGACAAGGTCCTCCAGTTCGAGGTTCCGGTCTGCTTCCAGGCCGACAACCCGGAGGCCACGTTCACGAAGGACAACAAGGCGGTCCTGGCAGTCTCGCTGCACGCCCTGGTCGATCCGAACCGCTCCACGGACGACGAGTCCTTCGGCCGGGTCCGCGCGGCGACCTAGACCAACGCGCGGCGCAGCCGCGAGAAAGGTGGGCACAGCCTCATGGCACAGCCCGGAACGATCGAGGTACCAGTCACGGTGTTCATCGACTTCGGACCCGCGAGGCTCGCAGTGAAGCGGGCGCGGGAACACCTCGATGTCGCCAACAGGGAGCTGGCCGCTCTGGAAGAGCAGGTCGAGAAGCTCCAGAACGCGGCGCTCACGGAGCGCGGCATCACAGTGGAGGTGGGAGGATGACGGACCGCATCGCGGTCGAGCTGTCCACGGGCATCGCTCCGGCGAAGCTCATCTCGGTGGACGGCGAGGAGTACAAGCTGTTCGGGCTGGAGCATCTCAGCCAGGAGCAGGAGGACACGGTGATGGCGCTGTTCTCGCGGCACTCGCTCATCGCCGAGGAGCTGGAGAAGACGGCTCGCGTCGAGAAGGGCAAGGCCCTGGCCGGGCGCATGCGCGAGTGCCAGAACCGGATCATCGGCATCATGACGACGATCCCGCCGGACGTCGCGGACCGGCTCCCGCAGCATCAGAAGGCCAAGCTGTTCGAGGCGGTCCAGTACGAGATCGAGGACCCGGAGACGGCGTCGGCAGCGGGCAAGGCAGCATTCGGGACTCCTGGGGAGGAGAAGGGCACTTCCGCTGGAGACCCCTTCGAAGACTGAGCGCGACTACACGAAGATCGCGCACTGGCCGAGGCTGACTCGCTTCTACGGAGTCAGCCCGGTCGAGCTTCAGACGTGGCCTGCCCACATCGTGGAGTTCTACTTTCGGGCGATCCCTGGTCTGGAGGCTCACGAGCTGGAGCAGTTCTGCACGGCAGCGGACCACCCGTACATGAGCGACCGCCAGCGCGAGCGCCTGCACCGCTCGCTCGACCGCCGCAAGCAGCGCGAGCAGCCGGTCGTGCCGGTGCAGGTCACTAGCGACGAGGGCGCCGCGATCGTCGGCAGTCTCGGCATCGGCGTCCGCATCGAGAAGCTGGAGAAGTAGTGCCCGAACTCGGCAAGGCAACCTACTGGCTCGTCCTCAACACGGAGGAGTACAACCAGGGCTGGAAGCAGGCCCAGGCGACCGCGACAACGGCTACGGACGCGATCGACAAGCAGCTCACCGGGACGGAGGAGCAGCTTCAGCTCTTCGGCACGACCGCGATGGAGACCGGCGGCAAGGTTTCCGCCGCTGCGGACGAGATGGCCGGGTCGATGGAGGGCGCGGCCGCAAAGGTGGACGAGAGCACGGCTGCGATGAGCGGCGGTATGAAGCGCGCGGGCGCTGCCTCGACGCTGGCGGCTGGGGAGAGTGCCGCAGCGTGGCGGAAGAGCACCGCGTCGCTGGCGGCGGCGGGCAAGCAGAGCATGAAGATGGCGGGCATGGCCGGTCTCGGCCTGGCCTATTTCGTCATCAAGGAGGGCGTGAAGACGCTCAAGGCGAACAACCTCGCGCAGCTCCAGCTCAACAACGCGGTCAAGCAGTCCGGCGACATTCAGAACATCAACATCCCGACGATCAGCAGGCTCGCCGACACTTGGATGAAGGTGGACGGCCAGCAGCGCGCCGTCACGCTGTCGATCGCTGGGATGCTGACCAACTTCCAGCTCATCCGCAACGAGGCCGGGAAGGGCAACGATGTCTTCGACCGCTCGGTCAACGTCATCGGTGAGATCTCCGCGAAGATGCAGTCGCTCGGCAAGAACATCAAGACGCCGATGCTCTCCATGATGATCGGCCGCATGCTGACCGATCCGGCGAAGGGCATGGCTGCGGCCGGACGCGCCGGAATCAAGTTCTCCGAGACACAGATGGCCGTGGTCAAGCATCTCATCGCGGCCAACAAGGGCTTCGAGGCGCAGAAGTACATCCTCGGCATCCTGGAGAAGACCTACAAGGGCGCGGGTAAGACGCTCGGCGACTCCTTCACGGGCCAGTGGAACAAGATCAAGACGCAGTTCGGCGAGGCCAGCGCGAAGCTCATGACCACGGCGCTGCCGTTCTTCAAGATTCTCGTCGGCTGGCTGGTCAAGGGCGCGACCTGGCTCTCGAAGCACGTCCAGCTCGTGAAGGCGCTCATCATCGGTTTCGGCGTTCTCTACGGAGTCATCAAGACCCTGGAGATCGCAGCGGCCATCTTCGAGATGATCCTGTCGCCCGAGGAGCTGATCGTCGCCGGAATCGCTGCCCTGGTCGCGGTGTTCGTGCTCGCGGTCAAGTACCCGAAGCTGCTTGAGCAGGGACTGGAAGCAGTAGGCGTCAAGGCGAGTACGGCGAAGAAGATCGTGATGGACCTGCGGAAGGCGTTTGCCTGGGTCCGCATGGAGGCGTTGAAGCTCTGGCCGACGATCAAGAAGGCGTTTGAGGCGATCGTCAGCGCGGTCGAGGCAGCGATCGGTCTCATCCGAAAGCACTGGGACGAGATCATGAAGTTCATCAAGATCTACGTGGACTGGCTGGTGAACTCGATCAAGAACGACCTGCAGATCGTCATCGGCATCTTCCACTTCGTCGGCGACATCCTGCGCGGCAACTGGGGCAACCTCGTCCACGACCTGGGGCAGATCTTCTGGGGCCTGGTGGACCAGCTCAAGAACGTCGGAAACACCATGATTAAGCTCTTCGAGGCTGTCGGCTCCGCCATCTGGAACACCATGAAGAGCACGGCGCAGGCCGTCGCCAACGCCTTTATCTCGGCGCTCAACTGGGTCTCGGACATGATCTCGAAGATTCCCATTCCGACGATCCGCATCCACCACATCCTCGGCATCCCCGTACCCGAGCCGGGCATCACCCACCTCAAGATGGGCCACATCGGGCAGGTCCACTGGGCCGGGCCGTCTGGCCACGTGACGACGCATCAGTCGGTGCCCCACGGGATCGGCGCCGGGCATCGCGGTGGCGGCGCGGCGGGGCTGCACGGCGGCAAGAAGGACACCACGAAGATTCCGGGGTCGAGGTTCGGAGGCGGCGGAATCGGCGGCGTCAATGCAGGCATCGGCAACCTCAAGACCGGCAGCATGACGAAGGCCAAGAAGAAGAAGGGCGCCAAGCTGGGCGCGGGTGGCATCCTCGGACCCGAGTGGGCAATCCTCTCGATGGGCCTCGACAAGGCCGAGCTGACGAAGGGCCTCGCCGACGACAAGCGCGCGCTCGACGCCGAGGAGAGGTTCCTCAAGCGCGTGCTCGACAACCACAAGAACAGCCTGAAGATGCGGATGGCGGCGGCGAAGGCTCTGGCCGAGGTCAACAAGAAGCTCACGTCGCTGCAGGCACAGGTCGTCAAGAACGAGAACCAGACGTTCAACGACCGCATGGCGATCGAACTGGCGAAGGCGTCGCTCCTGGGCGGAGCGGCAGGCGCCGCGAAGACGGCAGCGGTGCAGGCACAGATTCGCAAGCACGAGCTGGCTATGTACACGGCCGAGGAGGACGCGCTCAAGAAGCGTCTGAAGGACAAGACGCTCACGCTCCACCAGCAGGCGGAGCTGTGGAAGCAGATCGCGTCCATCGACAAGAAGCGTATCGCGCTGGCGAAGCAGGCGAACGCCGATGCCGCTGCCTCGGCGAAGGAGCTGCAGGCAGTCATGGAGCTGCGCGGGTCCTTCTTCTCGGAGTTCGCGGGCAACATCTTTGGCGAGTCTGCAGGCGGCGGTCTGAGCCTCTCGGTCAACCAGCCTGGCAACGCGCCGTCGAAGACGGTCAAGATCAACCAGAACAACGTCCACCACGAGATTCCGAAGAACCGGCACTACCACGCTGACCAGGCGCGGCGTCTGTCGCAGGGAGCCTTCGCGGGGATGTAATGAGCGAGGTCGGCGTTCCTATGACGCTCTCCTCCTCGGCGGGCACGGTCACCTTCAACGACCTGGATCACGGGGCGGGCCTCGGTCTCCCGGCAGACAACGGCTACCTCGTTCAGTCGGTCATCGGCAACGAGCAGCCGGGCCTCCGCACGCCGAACGAGAACCGGCCGCACAAGGGTGGTGGCATGATCCACCCGTTCTTTCGGGCCACGAAGCTGATCGTAGTCGAGGGCCTGGTAGTTGCCACGAAGCCGTGGTGCCGGTCGGTCATGCAGGACCACCTGCAGGCCGTCACCGATCCACTGCTCAAGAACGACGGCACCTTCACCTGGGCGCTCCCTCCGAAGCCCTACTCCACGACACGGTTCCACACGGTGCGGCTCTACGCGGGCGTCGAGTTCCGGGGCCAGGTCGATTCGCAGCACGGCATGAGCGCCGCGCCCAAGCTGTTCCACATTGAGATGATCGCCTACAAGCTGGGCGACGATGAAGGGGAGAACTGGTAGTGGAAGTCGGCATCCCGACCAGCTTGCTGTCCCAGGACTCCGGCGAGATCGTCTTCAACGTCCTCACCGGCGACGCTACCGGACAGGGCCTCTCGGGGCTGGGTGGCTCCGTCTACCCGCAGGGCCTCCCGGATGGCAACGGCTATCTGCTCACGAACATCGTCGGCGCTGACTCCGCGACGGTTCGCAACCCCTACCACGTCCGGCCGCACTCGCACGGCGGCATCGTCCACCGCTTCCACCGCGCGTCGAAGATCATCGCGGTCGAAGGAATGATCGTGGCGACGAAGCCAGAGTATCGGCAGCAGATGACCGACTGGCTGCGCCACGTCCTTGCGGACATGGTCACGGTCGGCGTATTCGGGCAGCCCTCGGACAAGGCAGGCCGCTGGTTCTGGAAGCCTGCGGCGAATCCGGCCGACCTGTCGAACCCGGCCTATCAGATCCGCTTCCACTCCGTGCATACGCTGACGGGCCTCGACGTCATCGGTCCGGCTGCATCCGAGGGCAGCTCGCCCTCCGGCGTCGCCGGTCCCAAGACCTTCACGTTCGAGCTGATCGCCGACCGGCCGGAAGCGCTGAGCTACGCGCAGGACTCCACCGACATCGACGGCTTCGGCTCCGGCTTCGTGCCGAACGCGGGCAACACGGACACCTGGCCAGTTGTGAAGGTCTACACCGGCGGGCCGTTCACGCTGTTCGGTCCAGGCGGCTATACGCTCATCTGGGGACAGGGTCCCGACCCCGCTGGCTACTCGATCCTCGGCTCCTACATCGAGGTGGACATGCGCCGCGAGACGATGTTCTGGGACGGCGACGGAGCCAACGCGCTGCGCTATCTCGACATGGCGAACAGCGACTTCTTCTCGATCCCGCCGGGCGGCGGTGACGTCTCCGCGCTCGGAGCCAGTTCCCTCGGCGTCCTCTCGAACAGCGCGTGGGTGGGCTAGATGCCGAACAACCCTGTCCAGTGGCGGCTGGTGCTCTGCTCGAACGAGTGGCACGGCGACCACTTCGAGAGTCACTACCTGTCGATTCTCGACGGTATCGCGACGGGCATTCAGCTCACGTTCGGGATGAACCGCTCCGCCGAGCTGACGTTCAACGTGCCCTCCGAGGACCCGCGCGTAAACCTGCAGTACTCCGTGGACGGACTGCCCTACCTGTCCTGCGGGCTGCGCGCGGTCAAGGCATACCGACGCGTCGGCGATGGGCCGGGCGGCTGGGAGCTGAAGTTCGCCGGGCGCGTCTGGAGCCTGGAGGACCACGGCGACGGCGACACGGTGCAGACGATGGTCACCTGCTACGACCCGCTCAAGATTCTGGAGAAGCGCGCCGTCCGCGACAAGAACGGTCTCTACTTCCCGAACCCCGGCGCCGGTTCCACGTTCAACCAGATCAAGTTCTGGCGCTCGGTGGATGCGGTGCAGCCGCCGGACACAGGCGACGGTGGCGTCCATGACATCGGCGACTCGGGAGACTTCGGCGGCTCCTACATCATCAAGAGCCTCATCACGCGCACGATCAAGTATGGCAACGGGAACCCCGGTGGTCCGTACGACCCGAAGGCTCAGTGCCACATCGACACCGGCGGCGACTGGGCGGAGACCGCGCCGCTCACGCTGACCTTCGACACCGGCGCGACGATCATGGACGCGCTCGCGCAGATTTGCAACACCCTGACCTGCGACCTGAACATGGAGTACCTGGACGTTTTCAACGGAGTCTTCCTCCGACTCGGAGCGACGGCTCGGCTCGGCTCCGACAACACGGCGACGATCGTCTACGCGGCTCCTCCCTACTCGGCCTCGGAGTACGACCGTACGATCTCGCTCGACGTGATGGCGAACTACGTCCACCTCTTCGGCAAGAAGCAGAAGGGCTACGACGCCGTCGCGAAGGACGAGTCGAAGATGGAGCTGTACAACCTCATGGAGAACATCGAGAACGTCTCCGACGTCGAGCACGGGAACGTCCTCTCGAAGCTCGCGACCATGAGGCTCGCAATGCAGAAGGACCCGCGCGACCTGATCACGGTGGTACCGACGCCAGAGGATTCGCCGCTGCCCTGGAACGACTACAACCTCGGCGACACCATCACGATCCAGGCTTCAGCGAACCCGACCTTCCCGCCGACCCGCGAGATGGTCAACGGCGTGCAGCGCGTCTATGGCTGGAAGATCACCATCGATGACGACTTCGGCGAGTACGTCTCCGAGCTGGTCGTCTCGCCGCAGGACGCCACGTCATGAGCCGGTATATCAACCGGCACGACATCTTCGCGGAGGTCGGGCAGCACAGGCATCGGGTCCACAACACCGAGACGCTCACCGATGGGCCGTGGATTTACGTCGGCACCTACCCGACCGATCCGGGCACCACTCCCGATTCGCCGGTCTTCGAGAACGGCTGGGGCAACATCGGAACGCTCGACGGTGGCTCCATTACGCCGATGCGCTTCCGCTGGCGGCTCGACGGCAACATCGACATCGAAGGCGGCGTGGTCGGTGGAGCGCTCGGCACGACGATCTTCACCCTGCCTCCGGGCTGGCGGCACGACTACGAGATTCGCCTTTCGTGCGTGGACGAGTTCGACAACCACGTCACGATGCAGGTCAAGCCGACCGGGGAGGTCATCTGGCATGGCGTCGGTGGTGGCAGCTCGGGAGCTACCGGCGCCACCGGACCGGCGGGTGGCAACACAGGCGCGACCGGCGCAACGGGCGCGACCGGCCCTGGTGGTGCAACGGGCGCGACGGGTCCGGCCGGGGCGACTGGCGCGACTGGTCCCGCAGGCGCAGACGGATCGCAGGGCGCGACGGGCGCAACGGGACCCGCCGGGTCGGGCGGCACGGGCGCAACGGGGCCTGCTGGATCGCAGGGAGCAACTGGTGCAACCGGCCCGGCCGGTTCATCGGGAGGCCAGGGCGCAACGGGCGCGGCTGGGGCTACAGGCGCCACCGGACCGGCTGGTGCCCAGGGCGCCACGGGCGCGGGTACCACGGGCGCTACTGGGCCTCCGGGCACGGACGGCAACCCTGGCGCTACGGGCGCTACGGGGCCGCAGGGCGCTACCGGGGCGGGAAGCACCGGCGCAACCGGTCCGAGCGGCACACAGGGCGCTACAGGGGCTACAGGGCCGAACGGAGCGGCAGGCGCGACCGGCGCTACCGGGCCTGTAGGCGCCCAGGGCGCTACCGGCTCGACCGGCCCGGCCGGTTCGCAGGGAGCGACTGGCGCTACTGGCCCGCTCGGACTGCCAGGCAGTGATGGCAATCCGGGCGCGACGGGCGCCACCGGCCCGGCTGGGACGACTGGCGGGACTGGCGCCACGGGTCCCTCGGGAGGCCAGGGCAGCACGGGCGCGACCGGTCCGAGCGGTGGTCAGGGATCGACTGGTGCAACGGGGCCGTCCGGCGGTCAGGGATCGACGGGCGCAACCGGCCCTGCCGGGACGAACGGCAACACCGGAGCCACCGGCCCGGCTGGGACGAACGGAGCGACCGGCGCGACGGGTCCTCCTGGCACGGACGGGAACCCCGGTGCAACGGGCGCGACCGGACCTGCGGGTACGGCAGGCGGAACGGGCGCGACCGGGGCAACGGGACCGGCGGGCACGAACGGCAACACCGGCGCGACCGGGCCTTCAGGAGGCCAGGGCAACACCGGCGCGACGGGTCCGCAGGGAGCGACGGGAGCCAGCTCCAGCGACAACTCACTCTACAAGCGCGTGTTCTTGATGATGGGAGGCTAGAATCGTGTGCAGTTCAGAGAACAAGGGAGGTGATGAGCGATGCCACTGAAGCCACTCGGACAGTCGAAGCCTGGCGCTGGTGTGCTGACCGACGTCTACGTCGTGCCGCCGGGGTCGCAGGCTGCGATCTCGTCCGTGATGGTCTGCGAGCAGGCCGGAGGGACGACGTCCTTCCGCATCGGCGTCGCGCCTGGAGGTGCAGCCGATGACCCGAAGCACTACTTCGCCTTCGACGTGCCGATCACGTCGAACGACGTCGTGGACTTCACGCTCGGGCTGACGCTGTCCTCGGGCGACGTCCTGCGCTGCTATTCCGCTGCAGGAACGCTGAGCTTCGGCGTTTACGGCGAGGAGCTGTCCTACCCGTAGGCCATGAGCATTACCCGTCTCAACCAGCTCGGCGGCGCCCAGGGCGCGACTGGCCCTCCGGGAGCTACGGGTCCCGCTGGATCGTCCCAGGGCGTCGCCGTGGACATTCAGCACTACGCGGCTGCCGGAACCTACACCTGGACGAAGCCCTCCGGCGTGACGCTGGTCCGCGTCCTCATGTGGGGAGCTGGCGGCGGCGGAGGCGGAGGTGGAGGCACGACTGGCACCTCGCGCTCCGGCGGCGGAGGCGGCGGAGGCGGAGCGAAGGTGGACCTGACCTTCGACGCCGGAGATGCCGGATCGACGGTCACTGTCACGGTCGGCGCAGCAGGTGTCGGAGGCGGACCCGGCAACGCCGGAACGGACGGCACGAACTCGTCCTTCGGGTCACTCGTCATCGCAGGCGCAGGAGGCGGCGGTGGCGCGGGTGGCAACAGCACGAACCCGAACGGCGGAGGCGGTGGCGGCACCGGCGGTGCTGGCACGAACGGCACGGCTGGCTTCCCCGGCCTGTCGAATAGCGCGAACCAGTACGCGGGAGCTGGTGCGGGCTGCGGAGGCAACGCTGGCCAGGCTGGTCGGTCGGGTGAGTTCGGCGGCGGTGGCGGCGGCGCTGGAGCCAACGGCGGGAACGATGGGCGCAAGGCCGGAGGCAGCATTCTCGGCGGTGGCGGTGGCGGCGGTGGCGGCAACTCGTCGGCGGCGAACTCGAACCAGGCCGGAGGCGCGGGAGGTGCAGCCGGATCGTTCCTGCCGGTCGGGGCGACCACGTTCAACGTCGGCTCCGAGACTGGTGGCGGTGGCGTCGCGGGAGGCGGAGACGGAATCGACGGCACTGCTGGCTATGGCGACTACGGCGGCGGAGGCGGTGCTGGCGGTGGCTCGAACGGAACCGGCAACGGTGGTAACGGTGGCGACGGCGGATTCCCTGGCGGTGGCGGCGGCGGCGGCGGGGCAGGTGCGACGAACCTCGGTGGCAACGGCGGCAACGGTGCCGATGGCAGGGTCACGGTGTTTTCCTGGTGAGCGTCACTCGGTCCAAGAGCAACTTCGGTGCCCAGGGCGCCACCGGACCGCAGGGTCCACAGGGAGCAACCGGCCCGGCCGGTTCTTCGAACCCGATCACGAACGTCCAGATCTTCAACGCGACAGGCTACTGGTATCCGCCGACCGGCTGCACGGTGGTCAAGGTCATCCTCTGGGGCGGCGGTGGCGGTGGTGGCTCCGGCCGCGCATCTGCGGCGTCGGATTCGACGGGTGGATCGGGCGGAGGCGGCGCGGCGAAGGCCGAAGCCACCTTCCGCATCTCGGCGCTGAGCAACTTCGACTTCATGGGACTGAGCAGTACGGTCTCGGTCCTGAAGCAGGTCAAGGTCACGGTCGGCAAGGGCGGCACCGGAGGCGGGTCGGTCATCAACGCGAACGGAGTCGCGGGAGGCGCAGGAGGCACCAGCTCGTTCGGCGCCTACATCTTCGCCTATGGCGGCGGCGGTGGCGGTGGCGGCACGACGTC